CGGACGTTCTGGAGCACCTAAAGCCCAGCGGGAAGCTGTTCTACGAGACGCAGCTTCGCAATCACGTACTCCCCTTTATCGGCCAGAAGTCCTTACGGGATGTGTCACTGGCGCATGTGCAGGACATCGTGAACCAGCGGAGCAAAACGCACTCGCCCAGGTCGGTGGAGTGTATCTGCATCACCATTCAGGGGATCTTCAAGCGAGCTCGACAACTGGATTATTACAGCGGCCCTATGCCTACGGACGGAATACGGCGGCCGCAGGTGACGGAAATCCCGGCGAAGGCTCTATCGTGGTCGCAAGTAGAGGAATTGGCTGCGATCCTGCCGGAGCCATGTGCGACCCTGATTCTGTTTCTGACGGTGACGGGGCTGCGAATCGGGGAGGCTTGCGGGCTCCGCTGGGAGCATGTGAATCTCACGGACAAGCCGCAGGCGATGGGGAACGAAACACTGGAGCCTCTGACTGTGGCCGTTCGGGAGAATTGGGTGATGGGCAGAAGGCAGACACCCAAGAGCCTCAAGAGCCGGCGGGAGGTTCCGATACCTCCCTGGATGGCTGTGCGACTTGCGAGCTTTTTGGCGGATGCGACATCGCGCGGCAACCTCCAGGAACATGCTGTTTTTGCGAATGGGAGGGGATCGGCCCCTATCGACCATCACAACCTGATAAAGCGAGTTCTGAAGCCAGCGGCCAATACGCTGGGCCTAGGGTGGATCGGCTGGCACAGCTTCAGGCGGTCCAATGCGTCGATCGCGGAGCGGTTAGGGTTGACGGTCGCCCAGCGGCAGATGATTCTCGGCCACACGGACCCGCGGGTAACGATGCGATACAGCGCCAAGGACTTGGCCGGCGCCAGGGAGATGCTGGCGACTATCACTCCCACGGCTATTCAATAGCGGGCGAGTTTTGCCACACGATTGCCACCGGTCCGGTTGATTGGCGGGGGTTTCAGGACTATGCACTCCGATTTGTAATCAGAGGGTCGGGGGTTCAATTCCCTCCGCCAGCTCCAATTCTAAAGGGCTTATCTGGGACAATACCTCCCGATGAGCCCTTAAAAACCCTCCGCCAACTGCAAAACACTGAAAGTTTTGCCCACCAGTTGCCATTTGGCTTCCCCGCCCTTCCGCCCCCGGTTTCAGGAGCACGCCAGTGAAGCCGCTCTGCATCGATTTGTTCTGTGGTCTTGGCGGCTGGTCTGAAGGCTTCCTTGCCGAAGGCTACGACTGCATTGGCTTCGACATCGAGCGCCACGACTACGGCACTGGCGGGTATCCGGGCCAACTTGTCTTACAGGATGTTCTGACGCTCCACGGCTCGCAGTTCCGCGATGCTGCGGTGATTGTGGCGTCGCCGCCGTGCCAGGCGTACAGCTACCGCGCAATGCCCTGGAAACGCGCCAAGGCGCTGCCACCACCGAGCAATGAACTGTTTGAGGCGTGCTTCAGGATTCAGCGGGAAGCCGGCGGGGTTCCGTTGGTAGTTGAGAATGTAGCCGGCGCGCAGCGCTGGGTCGGACGCGCACAGTGGAGGTTCGGAAGATACTACCTTTGGGGAGACATCCCGGCCTTGATGCCGCCGGGCCGCGTTCTGAAAGTGGCCGGCTTTAACTTCCACCAGCACGAAAAGACCGGCAAGGGAGGCAGCTTCCAATCTGCGAGCGTGAAGCAGCGCGCGCACAAGGGCTGCAGAACGCATGACCTCCACTTGGGCGAGAACTCCAACGTCGGCCGCAAAGCCGCCTCTGCCCAGATAGCCAAGATCCCGCTCCCGCTCAGCCAGCACATTGCAAGAGTGTTTAAGCCTACCGCCCCATCGGACTGCCCCGCTGCATTGGCTTCCAGCAAAGATCCCGGCCCGGACACCTTGTCGTTTCCTGGGGGTTGCGTTTGAACTTTCACATCCATCTGGGCGATGCGTTGACGGTGCTCCGTTCGATGCCGGATTCGTCGGTGAATTGCTGCATCACAAGCCCGCCGTATTGGGGCTTGCGGGATTACGGCGTGAGTGGGCAGCTTGGTCTTGAGCGAACGCCAGCGGAGTATATCGCTGCGATGGTAGCTGTATTCGGGGAGGTTCGGCGCGTGCTGCGGGACGATGGAACTCTGTGGCTGAACCTCGGGGACTCCTATACCAGCGGAGGCCGCCAAGGGCACGGCACGCGAGTCGGCTTCAGGCAGTCAAGTAACCGCGGCGCGAACGATGAGACCTCCTGTGAAAGTGCACCTAACCCGCCTGGGTTGAAACCCAAAGACCTCTGCGGAATCCCATGGCGCGTAGCGTTCGCCCTTCAGGAGGCCGGTTGGTGGCTGCGATGCGATGTCATTTGGAGCAAGCCCAACCCGATGCCAGAGAGCGTCACGGATCGGCCGACAAAATCTCACGAATACCTTTTTCTCCTAACGAAGTCTCAAAAGTATCACTACGATTCCGATGCCATCAAAGAGCCGGGTGTTTTCGCGGGCCCGAACGGCCGTTCTAAATCTCCGCACGCGCAAGGCTTCGCCCGCAGAGACAAGATCGAGGAGCGGGTTCGGCAGGACAAGCAGCGCGGCCACGGTCGCCGGCACGCAGGGTTTAACGAGCGGTGGGACAAGATGACCACCGAGGAGCAGTGCGCAGTGATGCGCAATAAACGCTCCGTGTGGACGTTCGCCACGCTGCCCGCTCCAGAGGCGCACTTCGCAACCTTCCCGCTAGAGTTGCCGGAGACCTGCCTCAGGGCCGGCTGTCCCGCCGGCGGTACGGTTTTGGATCCGTTCGCGGGGGCCGGCACGACCGGGCTGGCATGCTTGAAGCAAAATCGAAACTTCGTCGGCATTGAACTGAATCCGAAGTACATCGACATCGCGTATAGTCGAGCGCGGAAATACTATCCGCTCCTCATGGAGGCGACCGCATGAAAACCAATGGTCTGCACCCTGAAAGCGGCGCGGTATCCGCAGCCCCAGACGTTGGTGGAAGCGAAAACAAAATCACTCAGCGGGCAGGCGTATCGGGCGATTCGGAGGGTAAATGAGCCAATATGTTGGCCGTCCGGCGGAGTCTTTCGCGTCCCACTCTGGGGCGTTTTTAGGAGCACACCTGTGGATGCTGGGTTACGTACCAGCCCCACCTACCACGGTGGACGCCCCGCTTACGCAGAGTGGCGCACGTCGGGGATCAATACGTGAAAGTCTTTCGGGCTTTGGCTACGGCCTTCTGCGCTTTCGAGAGTTGATAGATGTGCGGGGTGGACCAATCGTCCCGCGCATCGGTGCGGCCTCCATCGTCCCACTGAATGTAAACCAGCGGCGGCGGTGCGGTCGGACGCGATTCACGAAGATCAATTACGTATCCTTCGCAGATAGGATCGCCGCTCTTGTACCACTTAACTCGGGTCCCATGCGGGAGCGCCATCAATTCTTCTACGGTCATTTGCTTTCTCCTGATCGTTGGTTACGATCTAAGACCATTTTACCACACTCACTTTTTGAAATACGCGAAAATGCCCGTATTCATTGGTCTAGCTGGCGTAGTTGCAACGCGAAAATAAATTGCTTGACAAGATTTTCGACTAGTGGCGTGCACCCTGAAAACGACCCATCGACGCCTCCACAAAACTCCGGTGGAAGCGAAAACAAAGGGGCCAAATGAAAGAGCAAATGAACCAGGGCGTGAGCCGGTCGGAGTGCGAGACGATCATCAATCGCGGTTATGTGACTGAAATGCGTCTCGCCCGCTATTGTCTGGCACTCCTGGACGAATGCGAGAACCTGAGGCGGGATAAAGAGCGGCTGGATTGGCTGGAGAAAAACCTAGCCCTTCAAATCTCTCACGTCAAATTGGATAAGGACTTAACGCAAATAGGTGTGGAAATAATATTCGGTCCTACGGGAGCAATGGTCGAGCAAGATACACTCCGCGAAGCCATCGACGCCGCAATCTCGGAGAATGCCGCAAATGCGCCGGATTCGTCGGCTTCCAGCGAAGTTGATCGGGAACAGGACTCATCGGTTTCAGGAGCAGGCCAATGAACGAAGAACTGTACTATATCCAGCACGTCAAGTTCGTCGGCAACTGTATGTTGTTCTGGCGTCCCAATGGATGCGGCTACACGGTTGACCTTGACGACGCATGGAAAGTCTCAAAGCAATTCGCGCTGAATATCTGCAAAAGCAGGCCAGAGGAAGATTTCCCGAGACTCGCAACGCTAGTTGATTCGTTAGCCAAACGGCATGTAGACGTACAACACTTTCCGCGCAACATAAGGTCTGCACCTGAAAACGGCGCGGAATCCAACGCTCAAACGCCCGCTGGACAGCCAACGCAATTGCAGAGAGAGCGTGAACTATCAGATCAACTCGTGGATGCGCTGAAGAACTCGCAACCATTCGTCTACGTCACGGAACACGCGGCGCGCCTTGATATTCTGGACGAAATCAAGGCCGCACTCTCCGCCCACATCGCAATGAGGAGCGACCCTGCGTTGGCTGCGAAGGGGAAGACGGAAGAGGAGAAAGCGCCGGCGTGATGCGATCACCGGAAGGTCATTTTATGGGCCGTGGAGAGGCGTTAGGTCGCTGGTTGCCGCTTATGCTCGGCTGGGGAATTATATACTTGACTCCCGTACGGGAATAATCTACAATGGTTGACATGGACACCCCTTACACCCAAAGAAGTTTGCCTGAGATTCAGGCCGAAATCGACGCCTATGAAGAGAACATGTCTCACGATCATTTGCCGCCACGATATGACGCACTGGTTGCATTTCGCAACAGTCCGCTCCGATGCTCCTGTAACCCGTTTGCGTGGAATCGCGAACTCAGCCGCCTGATGTGCCCGGTTCATGGAGCGTAGAACATGAGATCCCATATTCACAAAATCGAAGAGTTTATCTCGGACGAACTGGAGACTCGCCAGACCTCGTTTTTGCCTGGGCCGGATAAGCAGGAAGACGGATATATTGGCTCCGCCGCGAAGGCCTTGGAGTCCGTTCAATCTGTTTCCAAGGTGCAAGCCGATCTCATTAACGCCCTCAAGGAAGCTCGCTCCCTCATGCCGCTTGGCACAAAGGTCCGCGCCGAATGGATGGAGCGCGCTGGTAAGGCCATATCCGAAGCGGAGGGCCGCTAGATGTCCAAGTCCACCATCAGCACTTTCAAACTGTTTGAGACGTTCCCCGATGAAGCCACGGCGCGGGAATACCTCGAAGGCCGCTTGTGGCCGAATGGCGTCGTCTGCCCTAACTGCAAGGGCACTGACCGAATCACTACCCGCAAGGCCGCTGGATTTTACCGCTGCAACGCCTGCGGGGATTTCGACTTCACTGTTCGCACCGGAACCATTTTCGAGCGGTCGCACATCCCGCTTCACAAGTGGGTTTATGCGATGTACTTGCTCGTTACGGCGCGCAAGGGTATTTCCTCGATGCAGCTTGCCAAGGAAATCGGCGTCACGCAAAAGAGCGCATGGTTCATGCTCTCGCGTCTCCGTGAGGCTTGCGGCAACGATTCGGACATTGAGAAGTTGCGCGGCGTCATCGAAATTGACGAGGCCTTTTTCGGCGGCAAGGAAAAGAACAAGCACAAGAATAAGAAGCTGAATGTCGGCAGTGGATCGGCTGGCAAGACTGCCGTTTTGGGCATTCGTCAGCGCGGTGGCGAAACTCGTGGAATGGTCATTGCCGACCGGACGCTGCATACCATTCAGCAGCAAATCCACAAGCACGTAGAAGTTGGCAGCACGATCTACACCGATGAAGGTGTCGCCTACCAAGACTTGAACGGGCTGTTCTTCCGCGCTGCCAGCGTGACGCACAGCGCCGGAGAATACGCACGTGGCCCTGTCAACACCAATTCGATAGAGAGCGTCTGGGCTGTGCTCAAGCGCGGTGTTTATGGCGTCTACCATCAAGTTTCTGCGAAGCATCTCGACCGCTACGTCCAAGAGTTCGCGTTCCGCCTGAACCAAGGAAACGTGGCGCGCCACACGTTTGAGCGGTTGGATTCGTTTGTTGACGCCATCAAAGGCAAGCGCCTCACGTACGCGAGGTTGACCGCATGAACGAGCCGATAAAAGCCTGTCCATTTTGCGGGCGCATGGCTCGCCTGATTGAGACTTCCGAGCCGTCGAATCGCGGCGGCTTTTGCGTTGAATGTCATTCCTGCCACGCCCGCGGGCCGGTAGTGTTTGGGATAAAGACTGATGCGAGACCCATAGCGGTAGCGGCATGGAACAGGAGAGCATCGTGAGCGCTAACCCCTGCCCGCACTGCGGTTCATCATCCAAGCTGCATCCAGTGGACGCTAAGGCGTGCGCTCGTTTCGGAGCCGAAGTTATGGCACCGCAGAGCATTGAATATCTTGCGCGAATTGAATACGAAGCCCAAGTGAAATGCGTTGACGAAGGCGGCGAGTTCCTGGGAACTATGTTGCCCTGGTCAACTGTTTCAGAGACGCACAAGGAAATCGCCAGAGCGGGCATACGCGCAGTTCTGGAAGCACTGGGGAACGCATTATGAGTCGCGGCCACACATGTCCACCTGGACCATTCGGAGCGTGGACTCATGGACTGTGGCGGCATGAGCACCAGCCTTGGTGCCCGGAGAATCCAAATCGAATTTCTGAAACACAGGGAGATCGTATGAGCAGACCATCTGGCTATTACTGGGTCCAGCACAGGGGCGATTGGAAGCCTGCTGAGTGGAGCGGTCGAGGCTACTGGAGCCTGATCGGTTATGACGGCCCCGTCGATGAAAGCGAAATTGACACCGTTGGAGAGGAAATAAGCCACGCATGAAAACCCCTCCAGAACTCGACCGGATAACCGATGCGGTGCTGGCATATAAACCAAAACCGAAGACAAAAGCGGCAAAGCGCCGGAAGCGAAAGAGGTTGCGCGATGCCAGGAAAGGCTAAAGGGAGTCATGTATATAATTCCCCTCGGCTGGGGATGGGGCGACACGCTGATCGAAGCTTTGCGTCTCATGATCCGCTTCTGTGAATCCGAGGCGGCGAAGAATTTGGAGTTGGCGGCAAAGTTCCTGCGCGATCCATCGATTCAGAATGTCGAGGCGCCGGAACTCTACTGGCATAACGTCAAACTCGCGCAGAAGTGGGGCGAGAAGCGTGCGGTACTGGTTGAGGCCGCGGCGAAGTTGAAGCAGTTGTAACGGGACTTGGTTTGGGGTTGGAGGGGTGAGGATGTCAGTTGGAATTTTGAAACCGGGGACGGCGATCCCCACCGCATTTAAGGGAATAACGTACCGATCGCGGCTAGAAGCAAACGTCGCTCAGTTTCTATATGACCTGGGGCTCAAATTCGAATATGAGTCTGATTCGTTCCTGATCGACGGCTCGCATTACGCTCCCGATTTCTACCTGCCAGATGTAGATCGGTACGTGGAAGTGCGCGGCTATGTTACTGAGACCTCGGAAGCGATTTTGGAGGGCTTCGCGAAGCAGAGGGGCGATCTATTCGTATTTTACTCAGACAAGGCCGAGCACCTCGAATATCTACGCGATCAGGACGAGGTTTTCAGATGGGGACTGACTGCCACGATCTGCGACGATAGCCACGCCAGTTTAGCCACCCTGGGGCGTTCCCTGCGTGGCGATGGCTCCCCGTGCTGGTTTTGCCGAACCTACGGCCACGATAATTACCGGCATTTGGCGCAAATGGAAGTTGTGATGCGTTCCGGGGTGCCTGTCCTAGTTACGGAGGTCGGGAAGACGATCCAGGGTTTGGATTCCAGGGGATGAAGAAGCCAAGTCTGCAGTTCTATCCAGGGGACTGGCGGAAGGACCCCTCGGTAAATTGCCTGTCCCTGGCTGCGCGCGGGCTGTGGTTTGAAATGCTGATACTTATGCATGAGTCTCCGCGGCGCGGCTACCTCGCCCTCAACGCGCAACAATTGGCGCGGTCAGTCGGCGCCAGTTTGGCGGAAACGCGCCTCCGGCTGAAGGAACTCGAAAACGCCCAGACCTATTCGGTTGACGGCGAGGGGATGATCTTCAACCGCCGGATGGTGCGGGATGAGGAAATCTCAGAGGTGCGGTCCAGAGCCGGTAAGTCTGGGGCTGAAAATAGATGGCAAAACGATAGCAAACCAGATAGCAAAAATAAAACTTTGCCACATCCCTATGAAGGTGAAGTAGAAGTAGAAACTGAAGTTGAAAAACTCAAAGAACCCGAGGTCGAAGAAATTTTTGCTGAACTCTCAGCGCTCTACATTTCCGCCGGGTTGCCAATCCCGCCAAAACACAAACAACTATGCATCCAGTTGATTTTAAGTATCCCGGAAGGTAAGCGCACCTGGGTTGCCCGTTACGTGAGGCACATGCTGAAAAGTGGCCGATGGAGCTCGGCCGCCAAGACCAAGAGCCTAAAGAATCTGCTTATTGACGGCGATTGGGAAGTCCCGATAATCGAGCGGGCCGTAGGCGCCAGCAGTCCCGATTCCCGCCGGCAGAACGCCGCGGAACGCGACAAGCAGGCCTTCGAGAAAAGCTACGAGGAATGGCTGCAATCCAACCCCGGCAAGACTCGCGACGACTACGTTGACTGGAGCCTCGAACAGGCTTCGAGGATGACGGCATGACCGACCTCCTGAACGCATTTCCGCAGTACGCCGACTGTATGCTATGTTCCGACCGCGGCATCGTCGACCACACCGGCCGCTTTGAATTCTGCCTCTGCCCAGCCGGCCAACGTCGCGCCCTAACCGACCCTACCGCCTGCCATTCCGCGAACGAGGCTCGCGTGAAGATTGGAGCGGCATAGATCGTGAAAATACCATTCCCGGAGAACATCGATCCGCAGAATAATGTGATCGCGTTCAAGCGTCCGAAGCGCGAAGAAAGCGGAACAATCAAGCCCGTAAGTAAGACCTACGAATCTTGTAAGCACGAGTCTGTTTATGTCGACGAAGGCAAGCGCGAGGTTACGTGCCAGGCCTGCAAGGCGATCCTAGACGCATTTCAAGTGTTGTATGAAATGGCGCTCAAGCAGCGGCGTTGGTTGCGGGAACTAGACGAGTGGGAAGCGCGGCGCGACTCAATGCTGTCCCACCGCTATGACGAGCAGTGGGCAAAGGAAAAGGCAGAGATAAGCTCGCCACCTACCGACCCAGAGACGCTACTGGTTTGGGAAACTTTCCGAGATTATTTTAAGGGGAAATTCGTAGCGATGTATTCTCGCAAAATGCGCCTACGAAACGGCCCACAGTGGTATGGCCGCTCCAATTATGGGGGCACGGTTTCTTTCGAATATGCGCGCCAGCAACTTGTCCAAAAACTGATAACACCGAGCGGCAAGTGACATGGCCGCCGCCCTCCAACTCATGCGAGTAACCAGGAACCCAGCCGAAGATCCGCAGCCCGGCGACGAGTTCCGTGTGCCCGGCGGCTTCCCACGCAAGATAGTAGCCCGCGAACCCAACCGCGTGCGCGTGGAGTACGGGGATCGACGGATATGGCTGCGGCTGGACGTGTGGCGGCGGAAGTGCGCGGTGAAGGAGATTGTGCCGATGGGGCAGCGTTCATGAAGGCACCATTCCCTTGGTTCGGCGGCAAGTCTCGCGTGGCGCATCTCGTTTGGGATCGCTTCGGCAATGTGCCGAATTATGTCGAGCCGTTCTTTGGCAGCGGGGCCGTGCTTCTAGACCGTCCGCACGCTCCGCATACCGAAACGATAAATATGCGGGAACTGGCCGAACGCCTCAGGCGCGTTCGGGTCTGTTGTGGAAACTGGGACCGTATCTGCGGCCCTTCGCCAACCATCAAGCATGGCATCACGGGTGTTTTCCTCGATCCACCTTATGCGGACGCAGCCGACCGCACTCAGGATCTATACGCCGCCGATTATGGCGACGTCGCGCACGCTGTGCGCTCCTGGGCGGTGGAGTGGTGAAACCACCGGGACATGCGCATCGCGCTCTGTGGCTACGACGGCGAGCACGCTATGCCCGATTCTTGGGAGTGCGTAGAATGGAAGGCACGCGGTGGCTACGGTTCGCAGGGCGACGGGCGCGGGCGCGATAATGCCGGACGTGAGCGCATCTGGTTCTCGCCGCACTGCCTGAAGCCCAAGCAGGGATTATTTTCAGAACTCATGGACGCCGAGGCCAGCGTGCCACGTGGAACATTCCGGCGGTAAATTGTTCTTGACAAACGCGCTCGTTTATAGCAACCTTCTATCCCAACAGGACAATTTCATCCCAATACCGCCGGACCAGCGGCGCAGAAGGCAAGCACTAGCACCCCACTGGGTATTTTTCCGCGCAACTTTTACGCTCAAATGGCCCTACTCGCAGCATCCAGAATCCCCAACCTGATCGCATTCGCACTGCAAGCCCTCGGCCCGTTGCCGTCGTCCAGCTACACGCTGAAGATTATCGACCAAGCCGGGAAAGACTGGAAAACAGTTTCGGCAGATGAAGCGATCGCGTTAGCGAACAAAGGCCAGATTATCGGCAAGGGCTCGGAATCTCGGCTGAAGTACGGCATTTTGGCGGCGGATTATTTCGACGCCCAACTGACGATCGAAGAAGCAAAAGCGCCACCCATTGCCCGCAAGAAACACATTTCGCTGGATATTCCCATCGCGGAAGCCAACTTCACCGTAAAGCACGTAAATGAGCCAACCGGCCAATACTTCGAACACCGCAATGACGTTTGCTTCACATACCACCGTTAGAAGCGGAATGAGCGACCACGCCTTCGCCATCGCCTTGAAGGAAGAATACAAGTCATTGCGCTGCTTGCACAAACCGCGATTGGCTCCGTTCGAATACGCTGGCGCAATCCGCTACGGGTCGGTGCGGTCGTTGAAGTTCGAGTTCCCGGAGATGGTTGCGATGGAAAGCGCGGAAGCGGCGTGAAGGATTTAGCCGAAGCAGAATGGAACCGCCGCGACCTGTACGCTCGGAAATTGTATCGCACCCTTGCTGATACCGTCATCTACTGCGGCCCAACCGACGGCCCGTACTTCCCGGCAGAGCAACCCGGCATTGTGGAGCGCATCGGCGAACGGATAAGCGTGCGTTATCCCTGGGGGTTGCATTATTTTGCGGCGGAGAATTTGAAGGTGGTCGGGAAGGCGATGAGGGCGGCGGCGTGAGCTGCGATTCGCCAATTCTAGCGTTGCTCTACATCTTGGCCTACTGCATTTTATGGAGATAATCGGCTATGCACTGCTGGCATTATGCGGCTGCCTGATTGTGTGGTACTTTGCGCGACCGAAGGCGAAGAGATGAGCACGCTAAACATTTTCGTCTGGTTATTTGGCGGTTGGAGCTTCGGATTTCTGCTGGCACATTCGCTGTTTAGATTCTTCGGAAAGTGAAGCCTTGCTCCGAGCCGAATTGTCCAGAACTCCTAGAGATCGGCCGACCATCTAAATGCAAGAAGCACACAGCGGAACGCAAGCGCGGAAAGCCGGGTAGAATTGGTCGCAGCGCCGGCGGCTACGATGCGGCTTGGAATCGCCTTCGCCAAATGAAGCTGGCCGCAAATCCGTGGTGTGAAATCAAGAATCTATGCCGGGAATCTCCGTTGATATTGCAGGTGGCGACCGAAGTGGATCACATCGAACCGATAGCGAAGCATCCTGAGTTGCGGCTCGTGTGGTCCAACCTACAGAGCGCGTGTCGCCCTTGCCACTCCGCCAAGACGCTTAATGAATTGAGACGACCGGCAAATAATACCGGGGCCGTAGTAGATCCTTGAAAGTTTGGCACCCCGCAGCGCTGGCGCAGCCACGCGCGCAAATCGTCAAAATGAAAAAGTTTGAAAATGGCTAGACCTCCAACCCCTATATCCGTCAAGCGCTTAAAAGGGGATACCCGCCAGCGCGGGGCCAAGAAATTCGAGGAGTCTCTCCGTGGAACTTGGGAGCCGAAGCGCGGGCGCCCCAAATTTCCGGTCGGCTTGCTATTCAGCGCCATAGCCGGTGAAGATGCTTCTGCCGCTGCAACGCGAAAATCCCGACTTGCGCTTGCTCGCGCTCACTGGAAGTACGTCGCTGACCAATTGGAGCCGGAAGGCAAGTTGGCGCTGGTGGATGAGGGCATTCTGACCGGGCTGTCCCTCAGCTACGCCCTAATGATCGAGACCGGCCGCGATGGCAATACCGCAGCCTACGATAAGGCCGTCCAGCGTTACATGCAGGCCGCCGACCGGATGGGGCTGAGCGAGTCCGCGCGCGTCCGCATCCCCGGCAAGGGCCAGGAAGCCAGCGACCCGATGATGGCCGAGATGTGTGGCTGACAAGAAACTCGATCTTTGTGCATTCTGCGATGCGCCGACGTGGTGTTACTCAAGCCCAAAGGGGCCAATGTGCGGCGCTTGCAGGATCGAGAAGTTTTTCGATAAGGTTCTTTTCGCGCCCCTCGGCTTCCGGCTGCTCAATTGGCAAAGACATGACCTCCGGAAGATCTACGGCAATGTTGACGTCGACCGCGGCATCCGTCGATACAAACGCGCCTACGTTGAAGTCCCCAAAAAGAACGGCAAGAGCTTCCTGCTCGGCGGACTCCCGATCTACCACCTGCTCATTGAAGGCGAAGAATTGAATAATCCGGAAGCATACGGCGCGGCCTCAGCGAAGGACCAGGCCTCCATCGTGTATCGAGCGGCGACACGCCTAATTGAGGGCAACCAGCACCTGAAAGACCGCCTGAAGGTGCTTCCGAGCACCCGGAGGATCGTCCGCAAGGACGGACACGGTTTTTATTCGGTGCTTTCGGCCGACGGTGACCTGCAGGACGGCATCGAACCCTCACTGGGGCTGCTCGACGAGCTCCACCGTTTCAAGACCGCCAAGGCCAAAACGTTGCGCGACGTCATCATTTCGGGAACGATTGCGCGTCCGGAGTCGCTAATCTTTGAAATCACCACGGCAGGCGACGTCTACGATTCTCCGATCTGCTGGTCGGAGCATGAATACGCCCGCCAGGTGATCGCCGGCAGCCTTAAGTCAGACACGTTCTACCCAGCGATCTATGCCGCGAACGAAGAGCGGCTGAAATCAGACCCAGAATACTGGAAGTCGCGCCAGTTCCGGGTCGACGCCAACCCCTCACATGAGGATAACGGCGGATTCCTGAAAGATGAGCAGATCAAGGCCATCTGTGATGAGGCGCTCGATAAGCCGGCAGAGCAAGCGTCGTACCAGCGCTACCACGGTAACGTATGGGGCCAGAAGGTCGACCGCTGGATGCCTTCAGACGCTTGGCTGGCGTGCGGAAAGCCTTTGCGGCCATTGATCGACAGGGACTGCTATCTCGGGGTCGATCTGTCGTCCACAACCGCCATGACGGGCCTCGTAGCCGTGTTTCCGGCCGCTGACGGCACGCTCGATGTGCTTTCGAATGTCTGGATACCCGAAGGCCGGCAGTCTCAGATCCAAAAGCGTGTCCACCAGAACCTAGCCGAATGGGTAGGCGGCGGGTTCTTGGAGACCACGCCTGGGCCGGTTATCAATTACGACGTCATCCGGAAACGCATCGACGCCTTGTCCGCTGTCTACAAGGTAAAGGAAATCTGTTACGACCCCTGGAACGCCTCGCAGTTCATTCAGCAGCTCGTCGACGCTGGATACCGGTGCATTGAGATCCGACAGGGCCCCCCGACGCTCTCCGGAGCGATGAAGTACCTGATGGATAAGACGCTCGAGGGCAAGCTCAGGCACGGAAACCATCCGGTGATGAACTGGCACATGGACTGCGTGACGGCTCGGGCCGATGCCAATGGCAACATCGCGCCAGACCGCGGGCGGCTGGAGAGCGAAGGCAAGCGAATCGATCTCGCGTCTGCTCTCGTCACGGCGCTCGCCCGTTATATCCGGATAGCTGGTGCCGAATCCGCATACGCCAAGCTCGACGCCGATCAAATCGCCATCTAAATCGTGATTACAGAAGCTCTACTAACCGCGCTTGACCGCGCGGAATCGCCGACTGCTGTCAAGATGCTGGTGCGCGGCCTGGAATTGGTCAGCGGGACTCGCACGGCGCATCTGCTTGGCCTCAAGAGCTTCAATATCGGAGATTTCTCCACAACGGACCCGCTCGGAACCGACTGGTATACCCTACACGGTTTCAATAAAATCGCCAACGCGCTGTATGGGTACTCCAGTTACACCGGGCGGTCAATTTCGTTCGATGCCGTGCTCGAAAGTTCATGCGTTTACGCCTGCGTCAAGATCATAGCGGAAGATATCGGGGCGACGCCGCAATACTTGCTGAGGCGCACGCAAGACAGAACCTACTCTAACCCAGCCTACGATCATTCGCTATACGAAGTGCTAGAGACCATGCCCAATCCGGACATGAACTCATCGTCTTTCAAGGAATGCCTCACTGTCTCCGCGCTGCTGGCGAAGGATGGGTACGCGCGGATCGATCGCGACTCAAGGGGCGAGGTATTGTACCTGTGGCCGCTGATGCCGGGGTCGGTGCGGCGCGACAAGAACAAATACGGGCGTCCATTCTTCATCTGGAAGGACGGCAACGCTCCGGAAGTCACACTCGAAGCGAATCAAGTCTTCAATGTCCCCGGATTCTCGCTTAATGGCACCGGCGGCGATGACGTCTTGCGGCGGGCCCGCCACGTATTCGGGCTGACTCTCGCCACGCAGGAGTATCCGGGCCGGTTCTTTGCGAACGATGCCACTCCGGGGCTAATGTTGCAGCGGCCGGCGGGGTCGGTCGAGTTGATGCCGGACAAGATCGCCGCGATCAAGCTCGCGTGGCGCAAGTGGCACCAGGGGGCGGCTCGCGCTCATGAGCCCGCCATTCTGCAGGACGGCATGGTTCCCATCCGGCTGGACCCGGATCACACCAAACTGCAACTGATCGAGCAACGGCAGTTCCAGGTTATCGAAATCTGCCGACTGTTCCGGATGCAACCGCACAAACTCGCGGCCCTTGAGCGTTCGACGAACAACAATATCGAGCACCAATCCATCGAGTATGTCCGCGACACCTTCATGCCGGTGGCGACGCGTTGGAATCAGTCGGCGAGCCGGTGCTTGCTCAGTCCGGCTGACCGCGCTGGAGGCCTTTATACCGAATTTGACTATGACCGCCTGCTGCGCGGCGATTTCATAAGCCAAGCGACAGCCTGGGCAATGCTGCAGGGCAAGGGCGACATGACACAGAACGAAGTGCGCAGAATTCTCAAACTCCCGCCGGCGCCAGGCGGAGACGAACTCCGGGTCGACATGAACACGGAAGCGGTGGCGCAAGTGGCCGCGAGCATCGTGGCGAAGCAGAAACAGACACAGCTTGAGCTGATCGAAGGGGGTCGTCATGCGAAATAAGGAGCTAAAACCCATGAAAACGCCGCTGCAGGCCAAGCATCTCGATCTTCCACTGGAAATCAAGCAAGTAAACGACGACGGGAGCTTTACCGGCGATCTGTCGGTCTACGATTTCATCGATTACGGTGGCGATGTCACGCAAAAGGGCTGCTTCACCAAGACATTGCAGGAATCGGGCGGGAAAATCCCCATGCTCGCCTTTCACGACATGTCACGGCCAATCGGCGTCATGGAATTGACCGACGGCGAATCATCGCTCGAAGCGAAGGGCTACTTGAACATGGATTTGCCCGACGCGAAGCAAGTTCTCTCGACGATGCGTTTTAATATGCGCCACGGCATAAAAACTGGCCTATCGATGGGCTATATCACAGTGAAAGACGCCATAAAGAGCGGAATTCGCTTCCTGCAAGAGGTGAAGTTGCTCGAAGGCTCTGTCGTGACGCTCGCGCAAAACGTAATGTGCGCCGTTACCGAGGTAAAAAGCGCATCGACTTCCCCGGAACGCAAGGATTTCGCCGCAGAACTCGAAGAAACGCAGGTTTACGACCTGTTTTATCAGGTCTGCTCGGCCCTTTATTCGGAACTCGCCAACTCGGTTTACATGGCAGACGAGCAAGCGGCGGCCGAAGATGGCGTCAAAAAGGCGCTTGCGGACGCCGAAAACGCCTTCCTGGACTTCGTAAATCGCTATTTTTCGCTGAAATCGACTGAAAACACCGCCGAATACATGAATTTTCCCGAGACTCGCGTCGCACAAAAGATGCTGATGGATCTCGAAACCCGCGTTAAGGCACTCCTTGCCAAATCTGGCGCCACTTCAACGGAAGCCGGCGCAGATGATGCAGGAGCCGCCACTCAACCGAACGAGCCGGGAGACTCCCACTCGAACGAGCTTACCGCTGAACAGAAAGCAGTGGTTCGCAATTTCGTAAAGGAGAGTTTCAATGGAAATTCAAGAACTTCTAACGCCTGAGCTGAAGGCGGCCATCGGCGAGCAGTTGGCGACCGAGCGAAAGGCCTGGGAGGCTGCGATTAAGGGCCTTGAAGGCAGCACTGCGACAGGCGCGGCCGAAACCAAAGTCGCGTATGAGGCATTGGTGAAGCGCATCGACGGCATCCAGGCCTTGATGGGCAAGGCCGAAGCCGAATCGATGAAGCAGGAAGTTAGCATGTCGCGGCGCTTCTTCGACAGCGAGTCGCTGAAGGAATTCAAGGGCCGCGCGAAGCACAAGGGCGGCACTTCCTTCCGGCACGAAGGCAGCATTTGGGAAGGATGGGGCCTTGGCAAGAAAGACATCACCGAGAGCACCATCACCGCGCCCAGCGTTGGGCTCTCGACCCGGTTGCCGGATTGGGTATTCGCCGGCGTCCGTCAGTTGCGCGTTCGCGATCTGATCCGCAGCGTGCCGGTTTCTCAGGGCGCCGTGAACTTCGTGAAGGAGAACACCTTCACTAATGCGGCCTATCCCCAAACGGAAGCCGCGGCTAAGGCCCACACTGCTCTGACTTTCACCGTGGCGCAGGCCGTGGTGCAAACTCTGGCCCATTACATCAAGGCCTCTCGGCAGGCCCTCGATGACATCGGCCAGATGCAGGCCTCGATCGACTTTAAGTTGCTGGTCGGATTGAAGGACGAAGAGGATTTCGAACTGCTCCGCGGGGACGGGACCGGTTCGCACCTTACCGGTCTGATGGTCGGCGGAACGGCCTTCGATACCACCAAGAACGTTTCCGCGACCGACAATATCGCCGACACCTTGTCGGAAGCACTGGAGCAGATCGAAGCCGCGAACCACACCGCGACGGGCATCGTTCTGAACCCCGTCAACTGGCGCCAAATGACCCGCATCAAGGACTCAAACAAGCGGTATCTCCTGGGCGGCCCCGGCCTGCTGCAGGAGCCTCGCTTGTGGGGTCTACCGGTTGCCGTTACCACCGCCATGCCGACCGACAAGTTCCTCGTCGGCGACTTTATGCGCGGCTGCGAGATTTACGACCGCATGGAATCCGTCATCGACATCTCTACCGAGAACGAAGATGACTTCATCAAGAACATGGTCACGATCCGCGCTGAAGAGCGCATAGCCCTCGCCCAGTTCCGTAGCGACTACTTCGTCTACGGCTACCTGGACGGCGTTGCTCACATCTAAGCCCTGATTCTCCCGGCCCGCAGACCAGCCTCCGTGACCCCATGAAGCCATACGACGATCCCATCGAAATTACGGGACCAGATCGTGAGCCAGTGACGGTCGCGGAGGCTGCTCTTTCGACGCGCGTAAGCGGAAACGCCGAAGACGATCTATTCGCAATATACATCCCTGCCGCCAGGCGAAACGTCGAGAGGGCGACCGGCCGTACAGCCTATCAGAAGACGCTCGAATGGGCACTGGACTACTGGAATGGAGTTCCGGCGGCTTGGGTAGGTCAGAGCTCACAGCCGGGCTCTGGGAACTATGTTCCGTTGATGCGGCACATTGAGCTCCCGCGGGCCACGCCGCTCATTGCAATTGAGTCAGTAAAGTACACCGATTCGGACGGCAACGAGACGACGTGGGACCCAACACAGTATGTCGTCGATACCTATTCTCTACCGGGGCGGCTGGTGTTGGGATTCAATCAAACATGGCCGTCTTTCACTCCGGCCGCGGCGAACGCCATCAAGATCCGTTATACGGCCGGAACCCAATATATCTATCCGGACAGCATAGATCCGGACTTTCGAACTCTCGTCCTGCTTCTAGTTGGAACGCTGTATGCCAATCGTGAAAGCGAGATACCGGTCGACAACCTCGCAAAGCAACTGCTCAAACTTCCACTGTTCAGCAATATGGTGCAGTCCCTGCGGGTAGTTCACGAGTATTCCGATCAATGAACCTGTTTTTTAGCCCACATTGCGATGACGAGTCGCTTTTTGGCTGTTTCACGATTCAGCGCGAAAATCCGCTCGTGGTGGTCGTTTTCGATGGGCGCATTCAGCAGAAACGCGGCTTGCCGGTGACGGCGCAGGACCGGCGTAACGAAACCATCTTTGCGCTGCAGGAAATTGGCGCGCTGGCGCTGTTCATGGGCTACTCCGACGCTGACGACGACCCGCCGAGCCTAAAAGACAACATTCGAGCCTTGATTGAGCGCCACAAACCAGAAAAAGTGTGGGCGCCCGCCATTGAGAAAGACGGGCACGTTCAGCATAACCTCGTCGGGCGACTGGTGGCCGAGGCGTTTCCGGCAACACAGGGCTATCTGACATATACGCGAACAGGCGGGAAGTCAACCAACGGCAAGCCCGTTCCAATCGAGCCGGGGATGATCCAGCGGAAATTGCGGGCACTGGCCTGCTACACCTCTCAGATCGATATTGTTGCGAATTGCCGCGAGCACTTCCTGCGGGATCTCAAAGAATATTATGCTGCGTGAGTTAACGGCAAAGGATCAGCACGAGCTTAGTTTCTGGCGGCGCGAGGGAGCAAGGGAAATGCCTGAGCATCGCAGGACGCTCTTGGCGTACATGGAATGGTTCGGAGTGCGGGCAGCGGATAGCGTTTTGGAGGTTGGCATAGGGCCGGGCGGAGGAATCATTCCACATCTCCCGGCGCGCCGCAAGGTGGCGCTCGACCCGCTGATATCCGAATACGTGAAGGATTGCGGACTGATTCTCCTGCCTGGGATCGAGTATGCGACATCGCGCTTTGAGGATTGGCAAACTGAAGAGACATTCGATGCGATAGTTTCCACCAATACTATCGACCACGGCGAGTTGGGATTTCACATTATGCCGCGGTTCCGTTCCCTACTCAAGCCCGGCGGCCGACTGTATCTGCATGTTCATCTGCGCCCAGAGGAGCTATTAAACACCGGCCACGACCACAGCCTCACGGTCGAGCAGCTCGACGAAGCGCTGATCGGCTCCGGCTTGAACGAACTGCGACGTGAGGTTCTGCCGGCGGATCTAGACGGCTGGCCGTGCCCGACGCTGATGGGGGTTTGGGAAGCTGCGTGACGGTTCGGGAACTTGAACGAAACTCCATTCGAGCGTTCATGGAAGAGAATCGCGAATACCTGAAGGGCCGCGTGCTCGACTTCGGCGCCGGTAAGCAGCCATATCGCGACCTGGTTGAAGGCGAGTATGTGCCCTTTGAGCCGGGCGGGAAGATCGAGTCGCCATTCGATGCGGTGATGTCCAATCAGGTGATTCAGTATTTGCCCAATCCGCTGGCACAGATCCGGCAATTCCGAACGGATTTCCTGAAGCGAGGCGGCTATCTGGTGATGACGGGGCCGACGAACTGGGAAGAGATCGAAAAAACCGATCTATTCCGCTTCACCGTTTTCGGCATAAAGTTTCTTGTTCGGCAGGCTGGATTCGAAGTGTTGAAAGCGAAGTCGCGGGCGCGGATCGACGCGGACGGATTTGATCTGTCGCTGGGGTGGGGCGTGGTGGCGGTGAAGTCGTGAAGACCGCCAATATCACCGCCGTCGCGGTAACGCGCGGCGGATATGACATCTCGGAAGTAGTCGAGTCGCTGAAGGGCTTCGGCGAAGTGATCGTCCAGGACAATTCCAAAGGCCAAGACTACAAGGTTTGGGGCCGCTACCTACCTGGGCGCGCGCCTAAATTCCCAGTGATGTACGTCCAGGACGATGATTGCATTGTCGATTCCCAGGGCATCTGCAACTGCTACGGCCCCGGCGTCGTGTCTCTGAACTGGAGTAAGAACCATCGTGAAGTGAACGCGAATATCTATCGAGGCGGCATGGCCCCGGTCGGCTGGGGTGCGGTCTTCGATGCCGATCTCCGCCGAGTGCTCGACGGCTGGGAGCGCGACGATCTGTTCTTGCGGGAATGCGACAGGGTGTTCACGGCGCTCAATAAGATCAACGCCGTCGAAGTTCCAATGCGGCATTTGCCCCGCGCGAACGACCGTGATCGCATGTGGCGCGAACCTCGCCATCTGGAAGATATGGAAGCGATCCGCCAACGGATTCAGCAGGTGAAGAAAAAGGCAGCATGAGCAAACTGAATTACACCTACGACGCTGAGCGCGACGTGCTCACCGTCGAGGGTATCCATTACGCGGGCGACATGTTCCGCGAGTTCGGCATCCGCGAGACGCACCCTTCGCGGCTACTCAGGATTGTGAACCGCGCGGGTGTCCTTGAGTTAAAGGTTGCGCACGATCCGGACTTGGCTATCAGGTTCGAGCAAGCGGTTAATCAGCCGCGAAACGGACATCGCCTCATCTGAGTTGAACTCCTGGCCTTCCATGATTAAGAAATTCTACACCCGCCTTTTCGAGAGCGGCCTGTCGGGGCGCGTCGAGGCAGTGCAGGCGCGGGATTGGCTGGCAAGGAATGTCGAGGTCGGACGCGGAACAGCGGGGCGCGGCGTGGTAATGCAGGATTGGCGAGTACAGGCAAGGATAGCCGGGTTGGAGCACGGTCAGTAGGGGCGTGGGCTGGTGATGCAGGCGTGGCAAGACGCGAAGGCGTCCGACTTGCGTGGGCGCGGAATGGCAAGGTAAGCCAGGATTCGGAACGGGATGGTTTGGTTTGGTGGGCGTCGAGAAATCGACGCCCTTTCTATTGGGCGAAATGATCGATCTACTTTTTGTAAGCCATAACAGGTTGCGATTCACGCAAGCCTCAGTCGAGTGTCTTTTGCAAAACACGCAATGGGACAAGGTCAGATTGATTAGAATTCACGACGACAGCTCCTCGGACGGAACGGCGGAGTTTCTTTCGAGTGTCGAGTGGCCTGTTCCGCGGGAGTTCCGTTGGAGGCCGATCGGCGGACCCGTTGCGGCGATGAACAAATTCATCCGCGAATCGCAGGACGAGGGATCTCCAATACTGGCCAAAATCGACAATGACGTGCTGCTGCCGAAGGGTTGGCTGGGCGACTGCTACCGCGTCATGAACCAACAGCCGGAAGTCGATCTGCTGGGCATCGAATGCACCAACGATTTCCCGGAGCCCGCGCCGTTCTTCCGCCAGTATCAGCGCGCATCGCATATCGGCGGCATTGGGTTGTTCCGGCGACGGGTGTTTGAGAAGTTCGGTTTGCCGGTTGCCGAGGGGCGCCAGGGCTTTACGCAGTTCCAAACGAGGCACGAGCAGATTGTGAGCGGCTGGCTGTCGCCATCCTTGCCGGTCGCGCTGCTCGATCACCTCCCAATGGAGCCGTGGCGATCGCTGTCGGAGGAATACATCGCTAAGGGTTGGCAGCGCCGGGGCTGGGGCGAGGGCGACGTGCAGTATTACTCGCAAAAGTCTGTGGCGCTATGGGAGTGGTGGAGCGGAGCTAAGGCCGAGCAGGCGGCATGAATCTTGATGGGCCGGACAATTGGCTCGCCAAACTCTGTGGATGGTTCTTCGTCCGCGACTATTTCTGGATCGCGACTCGTCTCGCGGATTTGTACGGACTCATTTACGGCCCTAGGTGCTGATTTCCACCATCACGCGGCGCTAAGGTCGGCGCAACGGTTAGTGGAGGGACTAACCTGCGGTTGCCCGCCATACCCGAATTACCGGATATGTCCAAAAGTTAATCCCTCGGTACGCAACCCAAGCATTATCGCATAAATGCTAGTAAGTGCCATTATCCCGACAAGGGCAAGGCCGCACTTCGCCCATCGTGCACTGGATTGCGCGCTGCGGCAAGCCTGCGGGGATTACGGCTTGGAAGTTCACATTCTCGATGATCTCGACGCGCCGAGCTTCTTTAACGCACCGGATTTTAACGGCGTTCACTACCACATTTCGGAGCGCCGTATGAGCATTGGCGAGAAGCGCAACAGGCTATGCGAGCTGGCGAGCGGCGACATTATCGCAACTTTCGACGACGACGATTACAGCGCGCCAGGCCGCATCAATGACCAGTTGGAGCGATTGATGTCGTCGGGAGCGATGCTTACCGGCTACAACGAAATGCTGTTCGAAACGGAAGATGGCGAGTGCTGGTTGCGTACTGGCGAAAAGGATCATGTCATCGGAACTTCGATGATGTACCGCCGCGAATTCTGGAAGGCTAACCCCTTCCCCTCCGGTGCTGGTCGCTCCATCGATTTCGTCGGTGAGGACACGGTGTTTCTATCCGCCGCTCGTCGAATCCACAGCGTTGCCGCCGTTCCAGCCGGCGAGATGATGCTGGCTCGCATCCACGGCGGCAACACGATCACCAAGAAGCCGGTTGAGGGGCACGGCTGGAAGCGAATTGAGAGGCAAGCGGCATGATTAAGGGCTACAAAAACAAGATGCAAGCTCAGCCCGCGAATAAAGCGGCGGAGGCAACTTTCGGCGAGGGCTGCTTAGAAGCGTGCCATTGCGTCGTGTGTGATCCCGACTTCGGCACTCGCGGCGTCACTCATTTTATCGACAGCCATCACGTTACACCGAAGGGCATATTCTTCATCGGCGATAACGCAGAAAAAGACGCCGATGGGAAATGGCATTTCAAAGATCCGAGCGTTTACGTATGAACATCGCCTGCATCATCCCCTCAAAGAACCCACAGAACCTAGCCGTGAGCGTCGGAGCCGTCAAGACGCTAGACCCGTCGGTGCGCATCATCATCGTGGACGACGGGCTGGGCGCGCTCAAAACCGATTGCACGGTGGTTCCGGGGATCAAGCCATTCGTGTTTTCGCGCAACGTCAATATGGGCATTAAGGCGGCTGGCGAAGTTGACGGAGTGGTGATCCTGAACGACGACGCGGTATTGAAAACGGCTGGTGGATTTACAACCCTTGCCAATACGGCGGCGCTCCGTCCCGAGTATGGGCTAATCGCATCGACGACGAACAACGTCGGGAATCGCAACCAACTTCTGAAGGACGTAGGATTGCGCGATGAGCCGCGGATGGTGTGTTTTATCTGCACATACATTCCGCGTTCGACGCTTGATGTCGTGGGCTTACTCGACGAGCGATTCACGGCTTATGGATTCGACGACGACGACTACTGCTTGCGGGCCCGCAGGGCTGGGCTGAAGATCGGCATCCATGACGGATGCTTCGTGGATCATGCGAGCCTCAAGAGCAGCTTCCGCAGCGAAACCCACGCAGACCTAGGCGCTGGCGCAAGGATCTTCCGAGAGAAGTGGGGCGCGGATAATCACGCGCTTTAAGCAAAGAGTCGCGATCTCTTAAGATATTGCGGATATGTCGAATAGTGCAGCATTCTAATATAGCCACGGAAAATAACACTCCCCTTCGATGCTTCTGGAGCGCCCGTGGCCAAGAATTCTCCAACCCATCCGCCCTTCAGTGAAAACCGTATAGCTATGCCCTCAAGCTCAGGGATGGCAACTCTTTTGAACTCGGCGGAACTTACTTGCGCTCTAGATATGGCGTTAGTTCGCTGAGCGGTAAACGGATCATCCTCTAGCAGCCTGCCTATCAGATAGGTCATGCAAAACAGTATAAAGCAATGACATTTTCCGCGATGCTCCGCGTAAAAAACGAAGCCCGTTGGATCGAGCGCGTTATCCGCTCGCTTCAGCCTCTCTGCGAGCGCATCTTCGTTTTCGACGACCACAGCGAGGACAACACAGCCGAAATCTGCGAGTCGCTTGATTGCAGGGTCTACCGCTCGCCCTTCACTGGCGTAAATGAGGCGCGCGACAAGAACTACCTGCTTCAGCACGTTTGGCATGAGGTCAACCCCCAGACACGCGGGGCGGACTCGCAGCACTGGATTGTATCCGTGGATGGTGACGAAGAACTGGAGCCGAACGGCCCGCAGTTGATAAAGCAGGCCATCATGCCGGGGATTCATGCGCTCACATTGAAGATCGTCTACTTGTGGGACAAGCCGGACCAGATCCGCACGGATGGCATTTACGGCAAGTTCACCCGAGGCTCGGTGTTCCGCATGGTCTCTCCGTTCCATGCCTTTCGCTCTACGGATGGCAAGGCAAACTTCCACTGCGGATCGGTGCCGAAGGAACTGCTCGGTCAAGTGCGCGCCTGCAATGCGCGGCTGTTTCACTACGGCTATCTGGAGCGCGAGGACCGAATTAGGAAATACGCCTGGTACAACAAACTTGACCCCCGCAACCGCGCCGAAGATTTTTATTTCCACATGGTTCAGGGCGATATACCTGAGATTCCAGCAGACAGGAAGCTACGCCACGCCGGACCGCTTGAACTGGTGCCGTTATGAGAGCGGGCCGCCTCGATACCATTTTCGATATCGAGAAGCCGATCAAAACGCAAACAGCCTCAGGCGCAGTTTTAATCACATGGGAAACTTTCGCAACTGGGATATGGGGCTACTTCTTCGCGGTCGACGCCGTCGAGAAATACAATCCCGAAACCGGGTTCCTCAAAGAGTCGCAGTACATGCTGGAAATCCGGCCGCTGGACGGGTTGACCGTGGACATGCGGCTGGTTATTAGACCGGGAAGGTACATCTATATTCTCGCAATTAATGATCTTGGGTTCCGTGACCGCATCGTCATGAAGATTCGCGAAGGCCTGAACGACTAATGACGATTTCGGAGGCCGTTCGGACCTACATCCTGGCGCAGACTTCGTTTTCCAATCTCGTTTCCACGCGGCTCTATCCCGAGCGCGCAGGCCAGGGCCTCACCTCCGACTTCCAGCAGGAGTTGGAGACGCCGTACGTCACTTATCACCTTGAACTTCGCGACGCAGCGCCGACGCAGAACGGGCCGACGCTCATTATCGAAGCCACCTTCGCGTTCATCGTTGTTTCGCGCGATTACGACGAGGTCTTTGAGGTAGCCGAAATCTTGCGAGCCATCATGACGGACTTCAAGGGTGTCATGGGCGGAGCCAGCGGAATCCAGATTGAAGCCGTGACCTGGGCAGAAACCGTCGGCGGCCACATATCGGCAAAAGCCGCACAGGCAGGGCTGTTCGGAGCCCTCGCAGAGTTCGAAGTTCTGTACATCCCGCAGTAAGCATTTTCTCAGCAATCCCCATTCGCAGACCAAAGGAGCATCACCATGAGCACAACCGCGTTTTCATCGCAGGGCAGTCAGTTGCAAGTCTACATTTCCACAACGTATACCCTTGTGCCTGCCATTGTGGGAATAAATATCCCCAAGGTGGACCCAATTTTCGATGACATTACCAACCTCGATTCGACCGGCGGGTTCGGCGAGCGCGTCATCGTCGGAAAGAACTTTTTCACAGATACCTACGAAATGATCTGGAACCCGCACAACTATGTGCACCGGTTCCTTGAGGACGCTTCGCTCGACCAGTCCGTTCAGGCATTCCAAATCATCGCTTCGGACGGCAACAGCGGAGGCGCGACGTATCAGTTCTCGGCATACGTCGGGTTCCAGGGCAAACTCGCCATCAAAAAGGCCGGCCGTGCTTCCATGATCCTGAACGGCACCGGCGCACTGTCGCGAGTCAACTAGCGTGATCGCCAGAAACACACCGGTCCCGGTCAGTTGTCTCGACAAGCCGCGTTCGCTGCTTTTTTCGCTGAACGCGGCGGCCATTGTGAAGCAGGAGACGGGCGAAAACCCTCTGTCCTGGAATCAAGAGGGCTGGGCCTCGCTTGCGAAATCGGCCCTTGGCGATGCGGAGCCACAGAAGTTTATAGCGGTCCTGCGCGCCATGCTACTCCACGAGGACTCGGCATTGACTGCCTCGCAAGTCGGGGAAATGCTTACATCGCTTCCGCAGATGCGGGAGATATTCGCGGCAATGGCCCAGGCTTATATGCAGTTTGTCGGGCCTATCACAGAGGTCGGAGATAGTGAAGACCCTTCGAGGGCCCAGACCCCGACGAGCTCTGGGCAATTGGTCGCTACGACCTAGGGCTTACCGAAGCCGAAGTAAGCCGAATCTCCCTGTACGACCTCGGGCTGCTTTTGGATCGTCAAAAGGCCAAACTTCGCTTCGAGGCAAGCCTTCACGGTATGGAGATTCCAGAAGCCCCGGCCCCGTTCATGACGGCCGACGAGATGATTCGCCGCTTTGACCATCTAGCAGAACTATCCAATGGCCAGAGCACAACTCCTCGGGGCGAAGGAACTAGCGGCACAGTTCCAGAAACTTGATGCCGAAACTGCGACCACGTATGTCTCTGAAGCACTATTGGCCGGTGCCGAGGTCATCCGCGAATCCATCCTCCGAAAGATGTGGTTTCGAACAGGGTTCCTTGTGCAGCAGTTGGGTTCAATCGAGACCGTCGAGAAGGATCGCGAGCGGGTTTTGATGACACTCAGCATTGGGTCAGATGGGTTTTACTGGCGATTCCTGGAAAAGGGGACGCACTGGCGCAGCGGATCAAGGGCTGGCCAGGTGAAGTTATTGCCACACCCGCGGCTCAAGCAGGCCTTTACAAACCGCCGCACTACCGCAACGCAAACCGTTCGAGACACCTTCCGCGATTACATGCTGGGCTTTGAATAAATGAGCACCAACGCATCACCGCTCTCATCTCTAATCGTCAAATTCCTTGCAGATTCAACCGATTTGCATGAAGGGATCAAGGGGCTAAGCGAGCAACTTGGCGAGGTTGGCGAGCACTTCGAGATCGGGCATATCACCGAAGCGTTCGCGGAGATCGCCGCGGCCGCCGGGATCGCTACCGGCTCCTTCGAAATCGCCAAGGAAGCGCTCCAGGCCTTTTCGAAGGCGGAAGATGTACAGACGAGCTTCGAGCTGCTCACCGGCAGCTCGGAGCAAGCAAAAGACGCATTCGAGGGCTTGAAGGAAACCGCCATTGCCATCGCTGTTCCGTTCGAAAAGTTGCTCGATGTCTCGCAGCGCCTCGCCCCACAGTTTGGAGTAGGCACGCAGCAACTTGAGGACGTGCTGCAAGCGGCCGGCGACGCCGCGGCAGCCACGGGCCGCGATTTCGACTCGATCGCCACTGGGCTGGACCGCATCGCTATCACGGGCCAGGTGAGCACGCGTCAACTTGTGCAGTTTGGCGTATCAGTCAGCGACATAGCCCAAACGATGGGAGTCTCGATAGCGGAAGCGACCGAGTTACTCAAGAAGAACGGCCAAAGCGCACAGGCCGACGTTGAAGCGGTCGTGGCGACCATCGAGCAGAAGTTCGGAGGCGCCGCCGAGGCCATCGCGCAGAACCTTTCCGGACAGTTTACGAACCTCAAGACGGAACTCGGGTTCATCTCCGAAGACCTGGGAGCCGCCCTCGCGCCATTGGCGGAAGGTCTGATTGCTGGCTTCCAGGATCTGGAGCCAACGTTAAAGGGAATCGCCGAGGGCGTGAAGCCAGCGGCGGCTGGCTTCGAGCAATTAGCGAGCGCGATCGGCTCCCTTGTGCCGGACTTTGTGAAGATCGTCGCCAGCGGCCCGTCAATGGTGGCGCTCGGAACGGCGGTAGGGTTCACCGCTCAGGCCGGGAAGATTCTCGTCGACGTCCTCCACGCGGCGGTGATCGAAACAGTCGACTTTGTTTCAAGCCTAAACCCTTTTGGGGACGGCCTTAAACACCTAACCGACGACTTCAATCAAGCTGGCGTCGCGATCACGAAGGACTTCGCTGGGTTTGGTGATATCGCCAAACTTGGACAGCAGGCAGCAGACTCTCTGCGCGAGACCACCGTTCCCGTCAAGTTCGATACTGCTGGAGCAACCGCACATGCAGCCGCAATCTATGGACTGTCCGACGCCTTCAAGGATCTCGGGGTCAAGACCGCACCCACCCAAGCCGAACTGGACAAGTTAGCCAATGCCCTAGAATTCGTCCAGCGCCAATACGAAGCCGGGCTGATCCCGCTCTCGACCTACGATGCAGCCGTAGGCGACTTCACCAAGAAGATGACGCAGTTGAATGGTGCGTTCATCCCGCAAGGGCCAATAGACGAACTTGGCGAAGCGCTCAAAAAGGCTGGCATCAAGAACGCTGGTGATGAACTGGAGCAGTTGCAGCGCAACGTAGCGGCCACCGGGGCGGCTTTCGAAATCGGCAGGGGCCCGGCTTCCGACTATGCCGATGCAATTAAGAAACTTGAGGACTTCACCCAGAAGAACAGCACCGAGGGGCTTATTGGTCTTGGCAATCAACTAGAGATTGTCGGAGAGCAATTCAGGCTCGGTAAAGTCGGCGGCGAAGAGCTTGCCGGGGCCCTGGATAATCTGGTTCAGGCGGGACCAGCTTTCCAGGACTCAATACTCAAGCAGGATGATGCTATCGGCCATCTAGTTATCACGATGGCCAACGTTGGGCACGAAGTCCCGACTGTCGATCAGGTACTCCGTAGCTTTGGAGTTGAAACTGCGGACGGTGTAACCAGCCACATTGCGCAACTACAGCACGCGCTCGATTCGGCAAGCGCTGCCATGAGGACCGGCGTTCCCGGCGCGGCCTTAGCTGCTCAACTAGCCCTCCAGGCGCTAAGGACTGAAGAGCAGAAGTTGAGCCAAACGTCGCTCGACGTAAAGATCCTCGGCATACCGGATCTTCAGGCGCTCAGGGACCGCGTTACCGACGTCGGTAAAGCGTATCAGGATTTGGCGAGCAAGGGTTTGCTTACCGTTACAACTGCACTTGAAGCGAATATTGTCCAGCAGAGGGCGAATATCGATCTTGCCGTGCAGGAGGGCAAAGACACCACCGACCTGCGAATTCAACTTGATGCGACAACGGAATCGCTAAAAAGGCAGACGCTAGGGTTCTCCGATCTGGCAGCGTCACTCAAGGGGACATCGCTTAGCGGCCTCGATACCGTTTTCCATGATCTGCTTTTTAATATCTCAGGCGTTGCCGATGCCTTCAAAAAGCTCGGCGAATCGATAGTGGACACAGTCGTCAACAGGATCATTAAAGATGCCTTTTCGCCGCTGCTCGATTCGCTCGACAGTGTGATCGCGAAAGGTGTTGCGGCACTTGAAAAAGTTGCCGGGATCGGCGTTAGCAGCATCCCCACCCCCGGAGTCGGAAGCGGAGGCGTAAAAATCCCTGGCATTCCAGGCATCGGCGGCGATCCTGGCGGATTGCCGGGGGTCGGCGACGCTCCGGGTATCGATCTGGCCGATGGCGGAGGCGCGGGATCATCAAGTCTTGGCCTTGCCTCATCATTCTCATCTTTCCTCGGGGCAGCAGGCGCAATCGGCGGCGTGGTTAGCGCCATCAGCGGCATTATCGGAAACTTCCAGAACGCGCGGCAGGAGGGATCACTCAATGCCATCGAGAGCAATACGCGCGTCGGTGCATTGTACTGCCTCGGCGCTCTTCGGGAACTGGAAGGGCACACTAGCTTCTATGGCAAATCTCTATTCCCTGAGTTGAAGGGCATTCTCGACTGGCAAGGCTATATCGTTAACTCGATCACCGCGCTGGGAAGCATAAATCTTAGTGCCCTACCAGGGCAGATTGCTACTGCGCTGACGCCGGTCTTAAAACCTGGCTCATCGGGGGCTCCGATCAATATCAATATCTACGGGGCGACGGACCCGGCGGCAACGGCTGATTCGGTAGCGACGATGCTCAAGACGCTGTCGCCGGTCTTCACGTAATGGCCGTAACGCTCAAAATCAATGGTACGAATAGGAACTCGCACTGCATAACGTCTAAACCGACGTTCTCTTTGCCGCTGCAGGGGCAGAGAGGATCTTCCACTTTCACGCTGAAGGCGCTCGCGGGAGACAGCTATGCGCCAAGCGAGGGGAATGCCGTGGAGTGGCTGGACGACGGCGTTTCCGTTTTTCAGGGGACCATCGACACATACACCAAGAAACCCATCGGCTTGACGGGTGGCTTCTATTACCAAGTCACCGCCGTAACGCTTGAGCAGCGACTCGATAAACGTTTCGTGACTCGCTCTTTCGCTGCGGGGCTGACGACGGGAGCCATTGTCGCAGACATCCTGGGGAACGAGGCCGCGACGGAGAGCATTTCGGCTGGCAATATTTCGGCCGGGATAACTCTTTCGTCGGCTAAACTTTACGACCATGCCAGGATTTCAGATGTCTTTACGGATTTGGCGGGTCTCAATTCGGACTTCATTTGGTATATCAAGGACGGTGCGTTAAATTTCGAGGTTCGCACCACCACCGCGGCACCATTCACTGTCAGTGACGCCGATCTGTTGCGCCAAGGGAACCCGGCCACTTCATTCTCAAGATCTGAATATCGGAATCGCCAACATGTCAAGATTAGCGAAACCAACCTTGTTGCGAACCGCGAGCAATTTTTGGGTGATGGGGCCACTTCGTCGTTCACCCTAGCAAACGCTATACGGGAAATTGTCGGCATAAGCCTAACCAACGCCGTTTCGTCCGCAGCAGCGGGCACGTTTACGGGGAACCCATCTCCGAACGATTATGTGATCGTCGGAGACCATACCTACATTTTCAAATCGAGCACGGCGGACCCCTTCAATATCGGGGACATGTCTTTGAATTTCGCCTTCTCCTTCACGGTATTCGTTCTGATCGGGGCGACCGCTGCGGACACAGCAGCCAATCTCGTATCCGCCGTGAACGGCGGGTCCGGCAGAGGCGAGGTTTATTCGCAATATGCGGTAGCGAATACGATCGCATCGCTCTCGCTAGTTAGCCTGACGCTTACCGTTACTGGCCTCCCTGGAGCGAATTCGAACGGGCTAAATCTGCAGGCGAGTTCCGCATCGTTCTCATGGGCTGGTTCCGCTGCGGGCGGGTCGGACGGAGGACTGGCGACGCAGACCTTCAGCGAGTCGAGTCAGGCCGGGACCGGGAACTATCAATGGACCTACGACGCCGGCGGCAATACGATCACGCTAGCGGCGGGAGCGCTCCCGCCCCCGACCGGGGAAACGGTTCTCGTCCAATATAAGCCGGTTGGGTTCGGTGTCGTGACCGTCGACGATCCAGTTGAGATTGCCACTCGCGCACTAGCGGAACAGGGGTCCGGGATTTACGAGAATATTGCTATCCGCGAAGACCTCTTGACGGTCGACGAGGGAGCGGCGGCCGCTCAGGCGCTGCTAGATTCCTATGGCCAAATTGCTCAACGGATTCCATTCTCGACGGATACTTTTGGCCTCCTGCCTGGCCAGCTCGTAACAATCAATTCCACCAAGCTCGGCATCAATGGAAACTTTTTGATTCAGTCGGTCGATGGCGTGGCTGTTGGGCCGAATCATTTCAGGCAGCATTTCCGATATAACGTCATTGCCGTTACCGGGACAAAGCCGCAGACATCAGTCGGTTTCTTCAATGCGTTGGCCAACGCCTCCGGACCCTCCGGGGCTGTTTCAAATACCGGGAGTGGAGGCACCGGTACGACTGTGGAAAACAAAGTTCCAGGCGTGGCCGGAGACGATGCGCAGATCGGCTGGGAGCTCAACTTTGGAATCGATGACGATACCGTCGGAACCGACGTTATCTCAAAATTTGCGCCATTCAAAGGAGACGGGCAGGCCTATACCGGCTATGTGACGATTGATCGCCTCGGAACGACGGAAACGGTCATCGATGCCCTGTTCAGCGCAGATAAAGGCGCGACATGGAACTCGCTATTCGGGCCCAACGATGGCGACAAGATTGTAATCCCCGCGGCATTTGGGGATCAGGATGTTAATTTCGACGCCAACCCGCGAGTGCGCGAAATAACCAACTTCGCCGAGAACGCAATAAAAAAAGGCTGGATCGCGCGGCTTGACGTGCTGCAAAGCGGCGGCGCGACCGGCATTGAAATCTACTTACGCGGCAAGCCCTCTGGCGTTCGCGGAACTCAACTGACTTATGCCGGGCCCGGCATCTACATGATCCCGCTCCTGCCCTAAAAGGAAAACATGGCACTGACCAGCTATACGATTTACGACGCTGCGCGATCCATTCACACCTTCGTTTCCCAGATCATCAGCGGCAAGGAAGCAGCAGGGCACTGGCTGAGGCCGGTTCCGGAAGGTGGACTTTCGGCATATCGAAACCTCGATCTCAAGCAAACGGGGCAGGTCGTGAAGGCGTCTCCGGGCCAGTTATACGGGGGCATCGTATTCAATCACGCCTGGATCTATCCGGACAGCTCTGGCGCTATTCGGTATCTCAAAATCTACGACAAGGCGACGGCAGCGACCAGCAGCGACACTCCGGTGCTTACTATCCCGCTTGAGCAGTCCGAGGCGCCGCTCGACTTCACGGTCTACGGAATCGCTTTCGCATCCGGCATCAGTGTTCGTGCGACCACGGGTCAAGCGGACGCCGACGCGACTGACCCGAATACCGGCGATGTGCTCGTGAATCTCTTCTACGCTTGACCCGCCGCACTCTACTTCAGGCGCTCGCGAGCGCGTTATTCATGCCAACGACTACAACTCTATTCCCCGATTCGCCTCTCGGTTACGCCTTCGCTATCAATGGATTCGGCGGGGAGAACGGTTTTGAATACAGCGGCCACCACTACACGGTCTTAGTAAACAACGGTGATGACGTAATCAATTCCGCCATGCGGTATAGGGTGTTTGAGGATGCAACGACAATTTTAGACGCTGCTGGTTCTCCTACCCCGTCTAACCACCCAACCCCTGCGTGGTGTGTTGCGCGTGACGGTGCCACAATTTTTGTCATTGAAACTTTCAGCACTGGAGTTTATGGCACCGACGGGACAGAATTCAATATCCACGTCTACACCTTTGACTTAGTGAGCAAGACGTGGACCTCGGGACCTACCACTTTTGCCATACCTGTCCGGTCTCAGTATCGAGGAGGCACGACTTTACCTACTGGTGGAGAAGATCAATGCAACCTAAAGCTGGTTGTGCGCGGCACTAACGACTATATCCTGATGTACTCCGGCCCACTCGACCATACGGGAGGACGCCACCTTGCGCGTCAGTACTACGTCACTTTCGACGGCAGTACGTTTGGAACGCCCGTGATGTTGCCTATCCAGACGAGCGGGACTTTTGTGGGCAATTCTCCGTTTGGGTTTAGCGGCCCATACTACCTAGGAGCAGGAAGTATCGGGCTGGATTCTGCTGGCAGATGTTATTTCTTTGCCCAGAACAATCAATACGGCGGCAATGGTCAATCTATTGTCCTTTGGACATTGACTTCGGGTAACGTTTTGAGTGCGGCGCAACTTGTTAATGATCCTCTGGATGGGCTTTATTACAGTGACGTCCAAGGGCAAGTCAGTAATGCTCTCGTTTATACCCCAACGGGCGGCGAAACCATTGCTATCGCGGGAGAGTTTTACGAAGGTACTGGGACAAGTTGCACGCAGCGCGTTTATTACGCTTCGGTCGGGGACACCCCTACTTTCGCCTACACGGTTGCCATTGCGGGTAATGATACGCAGGGGTCAGGAAGCGGTGGCGGATACGCAAATGCCACCAATACCGACATGCCTACCTCGGATAATTCGGATTGGAATACGCAAACGATGGCCCTGGTTTATGACGCGACAGCGGCTCAGGTCATGTTGGTTTGGTGTGCCACCGTTGGCGATGGCCCAACGGGTAACTCGCAAGGACATTTTGTAGCGAGAACTTCTCCTGGTAATTCGTGGTCTTGGTCGGGCACCACTGAGTTATTTGCTTCTCCGCCGATGCGTTGGATTAACAATCGAAGCCAGATTGCGACAGCAGCAGGCATGGTACATGCCTATTCAACCTCAACGGGCGTAGCGGTCATTGGTTGTAGTTTGAACGAATCGGCTCAGTTCTGGATATCCAGTTCCCGCAAGAACAACTACTGCTCCGCTGGCGGCCCAATGGTCGGCCGTGGCAGTTACGCCAGTTGCTGATGACCCGCCCCGAAGCCATAACCCGAATGTGCGAAGCCGCTATTGCCACCGAGAAGGCAACCGGATGCCCAGCGGAATTGCTAGTGGCTCAGTGTGCGCTCGAAAGCGATTGGCTTCGAGCCGCACCAGGGAACAATTGCTTCGGTTTCAAAAATTACCCAGGATCGTTCGGCCGCCAACTTCTCAAGACTCACGAACAGTTCACCGATCAAGAAGCCGCTGCCTTTGCCGTTGCCGATCCACTTCGATCGATTCAGAAGGTAACGCCCGAGCAAGCCAACGGCGGCAAAAGCCTCTATGCGGTCACGGATTGGTTCGCCACCTTCCCGAGCCTCGAAGCGTGTTTCGCGAAGCGTGCGCAGCGCTGGAACGCGGGCGCGGGTCTGCCGTGGGTGAAGGCGTTCAACGTGAACCGCGATTACGCGGCAATGTTTGCTGAGATGGCAAAGAGTTATTCGACCTCTGACCCGCACGGCTACGCGAACGCACTCATGGCGCGGTTGAAGTTGCCGGAAGTCCAGGAAGCGCTCGCGAAAGCTAGGGCGCCACAGATCCCCACATGAAAATTCTAGCAGCCATCTTGTTTCTCGCCAGGGCCTTCGGACAGCAACCGATAGGAGCGTCTCTAAACGCCACGGTCGCTAGCGGGCAATCCAGCCTCACGCTGACAGCCCCCGCAAACGCGGTAGTCGGAAGTTTCTTGCTGGCGGAAGTCTGCACCTCCGGGGGCAAGTCGCCGGGCGTTGCGCCTCCGCTTTCATGGGTTATCGTGATCGAGATACCGTCAACGCAAACCTTTACGTGGTGTGGAGTCTACGCGCATCGCCTACTGGATGGCGAACATTCCTTTACCTGGAGCTCTATTCCGGTTCTTAGTTTAATCGGGGCTATTGCTGCGTTCTCCGGCGTTGACTCTAATAACCCGATTCAAGCCGTGGCCCATGCCGAATCTTTCCAGATTGAGGTCCCTGTCACGTCTCCCGGCCTGATGGCGCTGTTCTACTTCTCCGACTGGTGGGACGTCGGAAACTACAATGCCGTTCCAGCAGCGGTAACAAGCGGGGGATCAATAAGCAGCAATGACACTTCGCTGTGGGTGGGCTGGATGCCGGTTCAGGCGGGCACGGTTACGACGTGGCTCAACTCATCCTATTCGCTAGGTGAAGCTATTGCGGTTGTGCTCAACCCGGCTTCGGTGATAACGCCTCCACCGCCGTGCAACAAAAAGAATCCAAGGGCGTGCCACGGGCAATAGTGGGGCACTCGAACCAAGTGATCGACTACGACCGCATCTGCCGGATAGCAAAGTTCTATTCGCTGCACCTCCCGCCGCGGATTGACTGGCGCGATCTTGCGCAAGAATCGGCGCTCGGCGTATTGCAAGGCCGCATGGTTTTCAAGTGGGCAATGACGGACTTACTCAGGCGCGACAGCCTAATTGGCGTGGCGTATCGAAAGCACTACAGCCAATGTTTCCGCAGAGTACCGATGCAGGATTCTATCCGCATTGCCGCCCCAAACCAGCATGTCATCCTGACGCGGCTACAGCACCAAATAGACGCGCTGCCTTCTGCTCACCGCCGTGTTCTGCGTATGCGCTATTGGGAGGGCATGCATAATTCTGAGATAGCAAGTCAGTTTGGCGTCAACCCATCGCGAATCGCGCAAATCCACACCGCCGCCATCCAGAAACTGAGGGAGTCCATTCAATGAAGAAACTTGTTGCCATTTTAGCGCTGGCTGGAACGATCACCTTTGCCCAGCAGATCGACGTCACGATCGGTGGCTCGACGGTTCATTTCAAGAAACTCCCGAAGTCCACCATCACATTCGGATTCTCGACAGGCCCAGCGGTTTCGATCAGCACCTCGCGGATGCCCCCCGCGGCTGTCCAGTTCGACATCCTGTATCCGGCTAGCGTGACGGCATTGACGGTTACCGCGGGTCCGGCTGCGACGGCGGCCGGGAAGACCGTCGCGTGCAACTTGGTTTCCGCCGGCGATACGCGCTGCATTGTTTCGGCAGCGAATCAGAACCTCATTCTAAACGGCGTCGTCGCCAACATTGCGGCCACCGCCAACGCGGCATCCACGCTGACGCTTTCGGGCGCCGTGGCGTCCGGCGTCGGCGGTGCAGGCTTGACCACGGTCATTTCGCAGGCCACGGCTACTGTATCCCCAGCCCTTGCGATCCAGGGCACCATCTGCGTTATCCCGCCCTATGATTCAGGCAACGGCGACCCAGTGGGCACCTACAGCATTGAGCCGGGAGAATCTACCAATTGCACCGCGACGCTCAACCAGGTCGCGCCTACCGGCGGGTACACGGGAACCATTTCAGCGAGCGCCGCCGGCTTGATGCTTCCGGCCTCGACAGTGATTGCCGCTGGGCAAACGTCCGCGCAGTTCACAGTGACGGGCCAGTAATCGAATTCCAACCCACAGGAGAACATCAATGGATTACTTCGAACAACAGATAAGGGACATCGTCAAGCCGATCTTGGCACAGCAGATAGACTTTTCGATCTACCCTCCCGGCACGGCAGACGACATAGCCGGTAAATTGGCTCATGCCCTGCGGAACGAATCAATTGTCCAGTCAACGGGCATTGGCGGTCGCACCGAATATCAGGAATCAGCGCGATAAAGGAGCAATGATGATCCGAACCGATTGGTTGAAATATCCCTACTACGAGGTCATTGATCCGGGTTGGGTGGACGTGCCGCAGCCAGCAGGCAAGACTACCAGAATGGCATCCGTGGAATACGATATGTCGGAAACCATCTCGCAGGACATCCGTGGGCGTCGTAAATTCCTGTTAGCGCCCGCCGATATCGACCCGTGCGATCGCACTCCAGCCGCCGTTCGCACCCGCCTGATCGATTACGCAAAGAGCCTCACGCATTACACCTATTCGCCGTATATCATGCCGCCAGAGTGGGACCCTGAAGAGGCAGGCAACCGCTACGCCAAAATCCTATTCGACACGCTGAAGAACATCCCAGTCAACCCCAACGACCCCGGAACCAATAACGTATACGACGCTTGGATTGATGGAACCGGCCATTTGTACGGTGGCTGGGGTCCTGGGATGCGGCCAGCCTAGAAATTGATTCGGCTGGAGTAGCGAATGCCGCTCCAGCCGTGGAGGATAGGTAAGTTTCCAATCTTCTCGGGCCAGCTTTCGCCTCCCGATACGCAATTGGATTATATATCAAAACGAATTGGAAAGCGGCGGTCGGCGTGCCTTCCGAGCAGACCGTCCGCCGCTCCTCCGCTAGCGGGTCAAGACACTTTCAGGATAGCGTAATCGATTCGCCTTGCGGATTTTCATTTCCGCGCGGTAGGCGATGAAAGAAAAAATCCAAGCTCCTAGCAGGATCACTATTTCCGCCGCGTGAAGGGCATCCCGCCACAGCCAATGTCTCATAAGGCCGATTCTATCAAAAACCAAAAGGTAAAACATGCAACCACGCAAACTAATTCTGCTTTTCGCTCTCATCCTGCCAATCACCTTAACCTCCTGCGGCGGGAGCAACCCAGTAACGGTGGGCACGCCCGCGCCGGTGAACAGCCCGCAGACGCAGGTCCTGAACGTCACCAAGACGCTAGCGGACTCGATCAACGCGGCGGTGAAAACGGCCATCGCACTTCAGGGCCAAGGCACGATCAGCGTGGCCGATACTCAGACGGTTGTCACCTGGGCGAAAGCGTCTGCCATTCTCGACGATCAAATCGCAACCGAACTAGGATCGGCTGACGCATGGACACTCCAAAAGAAAAAGATCGTGGCCTCCCTCGCTGGTTTCAAGTTGCCGCAGGTTACATCAAACCCGACGCTCCAATTGGCCTTGCAGCAAGTATTGGTGCTGGTTCAGCAGATCCAATTGCAGGTGACGGCCCAATGACTCCCGCGCCGCCACCCGTATCTAGTAACGTGCTCGGCTGGATCAACCTAGCCATCGCGCTCGAACCCGCTTTAGTCCCGCTGATAAAAGACATCGCGGGGCTGTTCAAGTCACATCCGCAACTGACGCCGGACATGATTATGGCGATGGTCAGCGCAGTGCATGCGACGAACGCCGACACGCTCACGACCATCGCGGCGTGGGAAGCGGCGCACCCGGCAGGCTAACTATGGATCAGCAATCCCTACCGCCGCGCACTACGATACAGCAGGATCTAACCGTAGCCGGTCAGCGCCGCGTCAATCTCATCTGGGAATATACCCAGGCCGTGATTGCCGTGATCCTCGTCGGAGCGACTGCGGCAGCGGCGCTGAAGTTGGTGTTCCAGCCAGCAGGTAGCCAGGAAGTTCCCACAATTCTGGCGGGATTATGCGGGATGGTAGTCGGTTCATATTTCCAAAGAACCAATCACATGAACATCGGTGGTGTCGGAGCTAAGCCAACCGATCAAGAGCCATACATCGGGCGTTAAAAAAAAGAGAATTTCAAAAAGGAGATTTCAGAAATGGACACATCGATTTTGTTTTGGGTTTTGATGATAATTTGGGCGCTGTTTTATGGCGTCGGCTATCGCTTCCCGGATCAGCCGTGGGCGCGTGGCGGAGGTTATTTCCTGACCTTCGTTCTGTTCGTAATAATCGGCTGGAAACTTTTCGGCCCGCCAGTGCATGGGTAAGCAATGCGCCCCACCATGCTTCCATTTGGCTTTGGAGAACTCGACTGGGGAGACTGGGTTCACGGCGTCATTGCTGCTTTTCTTGGCGGCGGCGCATCGGCATTTTCAGCCGGCGTGGCCAACGTCCTCAACCATCCGACGCACGGGATTTGGAACGCCGAGTTTTGGAGCGAAGTCTCCACTACGTTTGTTATCGCTGGGCTGATTGCCCTGATGGCGTTCCTCCGCACAAAGCCCGCTCCAGATAAGAAAGTGGTTGTTACTACCACTCAGACGCTGGAGCAGGGGCCGCCTATCACCAAAACCACCGTGGTCGAAACGCACACGGAACCTATCAGACCCAAATCGCCCGATGCCTAACTTCACGCCCCATCCCGAACCTGAGCCAGAGCCGGACCCGATACCGGGAAACGCGAAGCCGTAGTTTGGTGGACGCCATGCACGAACTGCGGATGGAACGAATCATGGCGGGAACGTCCAGTCCCATGCACTCTTTGCGGCGGCTGCGGATTCGTCGAAATCCTGCGCTATCAGACCAAATAACTCCTTCGGAGATTATCCATGCCAGAGCGTCCAACCCACGAAGATTGGAAACCCGACGTTCTCAGCCAGTTAATAATCAAGGTCGAATCCCAACAGCGCCAGATTAACGAACTACGCGAGAAATGCGTCACCAAGGAAGATATCGCGCCCATTAAGGCCATCGCCTATGGGATTGTAGCCGTGTTCATGACCGCCGTCCTGATGACAATCGCAGCGATGGCAATGAAAGGTAGGATCGCGCCATGACCAAACCAATGGAGGCGGTTAACTATGCTGCGATCGGATCACTGATATTCTGCGCCGTGTTTGTGCTGATGCTCGGTTTCTGGATGGCCTACCCCTATGACGTGATGCGCGTCAACAGCCTGACGGTTTTAGGGCCAAATGTCGAGATTGAAGCCGCGACCACCGGTCACCCGGCGGTGTTCGGCCCACAGGTTGAAGCAGGCGAATATCTGGAATACATTCTTGATTACTGCAAGGCCAAGCAATATGAAAACTTGCGCGCCAGCGTTCACCTTAGCTTCCGCGATGGGGTGACTTACAATCTGCCAGTTGAAAGCGGTCCCCTGTCGTCCGGTTGCAGGCGCGAATATTTTATTTTGAAAGTTCCAGCCATCCCCGAGGGCAAGTATCACCTGGAAATGCTGCGGGAATATCCAGTGAATCGCCTGCGAACAATTGAAGTGAGCGCTATCAGCCAAGTGTTCAAGGTATCAGCCGCACGCCGGTTTACAGAAATGCTGAAGAAGCAATTGCCATCAGTGATCCACGAACCGGCGATCCGCGAAGAGATTCAAAAAATTCCGTAACTCCGCTAGACCAAGGACCATAAATGGCCGACGTTAAAATCAGCGCACTATCCCCGTCCGTTGCACTGAGCGGCACTGAAGTTGTGCCTATCGTCCAAGGCGGGAGCACGGTCAGAACGACGGCGCAGGATATCGCGGATCTCGCCGGAGCGCCGTTGTCAGCGGCTCTGTCGGTTCTGTCTTTGGCTGTGTCGGTAGCGGAGGCGCACGCCGCTATCGCTTCTGCCGCTGCCACTTCTGCCGATAGCCACGCCGACGCTGTTTCCGCAGCGATGAGCGTGCTGTCGGTGGCTGTTTCTGTGCGGGATGCCGCACTTTCGGGTAGGGTCGATGTCGCTTCGGCGCTGGCTGGTGCGGCCGATCTCCACGCTGGTACTGCCTCGGCGGCCGCAACCTCGGCGGATGCCCACGCCTCGAACGCTAGCGCCGCAGTTTCCATCCTTTCTCTCGCGGTATCGGTTGCCGCTGCTCACGCGGACGCCGCGAGTGCCGCAGCCACGGGCGCCGACAATCACGCGGCCTTGGCCTCAGCCGCCGTGTCCGTGCTATCGCTTGCGGTATCCGTTGCTGAATTACATGCCGCCACAGCCAGCGCGGCGGCCACTAGCGCAGATAGTCACGCAGCGACGGCATCCGCAGCAGCTACATCCGCCGACGCCCACGCGGATACCGTCTCCAAGGCGGTAAGCTCGCTCTCGATCGCGATGTCGGTTCGCGATGCGGCACTATCCACCAGGATCGACGGGGTGACGGGCGGGGGCGGTAGCGTTGCTTCTGCGGCGTTCCAATCGGAAATCTCCAATCGCATATCGGCGGATTCGGTTCTTTCAGCCCTGATATCGGCCTTGTCGGTAGCGGTAAGCGTCAGGGATGCCGCACTTTCGACGCGGATTGACGGAGTTGGCGGGAGTACAAGCGCCACTTCAGCTAAGATCGCAACCGCCTCAGCAGCGGCGACCAGTGCGGACGCACACGCGGCCACGGCTTCAGCCGCAGCTACGAGCGCCGACGGGCACGCCGCAGCAGCCTCGGCGGCAGTCTCGGTGCTCTCCCTAGCCGTCTCAGTTGCAGCAGCAGCGGCCAGTACGGCGTCAGCCGCCGCGACCAGCGCGGATGCCCACGCAGCCGCCGCCAGTGCGGCTGTGTCCGTTCTTTCGCTAGCAGTGTCGGTAAGGGACGCCGCTCTCTCGGCCCGCATCGATACGGCGTCGGCGCTAGGAACGACGGCTGATACCCATGCCAATACCGCCAGCGCGGCGGCAACGTCAGCAGATGCCCACGCCGCCACGGCAAGTGCCGCTGTCAGCGTTTTATCGCTCGCGGTCTCGGTAGCGGATGCCCACGCCTCCACGGCTTCGGCGGCGGCCACTTCGGCAGATAGCCATGCAGCCGCTGCGAGCGCAGCCGTCAGCGTTCTATCTCTCGCCGTCTCCGTGGTTGCAGCCGCGGCGTCAACAGCTAGCGCGGCAGCGACAAGCGCCGATGCGCATGCGCAAGCAGCTTCGGCGGCGGTTTCGGTCTTGTCGGTGGCGATGAGCGTGCTATCTGTAGCCGTCTCGGTGCGGGATGCTGCGCTGTCCAGTCGTATCGACACTGCTTCGGCTCTGGGCACGACCGCCGATACACACGCAAATACTGCCAGCGTTGCCGCCTCGGTGGCCGACGCTCACGCCAGCGCAGCGTCTGCCGCGATCTCCGTTCTGTCTTTGGCCGTTTCCGTAGCCGCCGCTCAGGCAAGTACCGCATCAGCAGCAGCGACTTCAGCGGATGCACATGCTGCGGCGGCATCGGCTGCGGTAAGTGTCCTCTCATTGGCGGTGTCCGTCGCGGCGGCCCAAGCCTCTACTGCCAGCGCTGCGGCGACCAGTGCGGACGCTCACGCTCAGGCGGTGTCCGTGCTCGTCAGTTCCCATTCGCTGTTAATCTCCACCGCGGACGCCCATGCATCCACCGCGAGCGCCGCAGCTACATCGGCAGATGGGCATGCGGCTACGGCTAGTGCTGCCGCTACATCGGCTGACGCACATGCAGCCGTTGCTAGCGCGGCGGTTTCGGTGCTTTCGTTAGCCGTCTCGGTAGTTGCCGCCAATCTGAGCAATCTAACGTCGTCCCACAATGCTCTATCGAACACCGTCTCCTCGATGGGGGCTCCAAATCTTGACGCTCTCTCTAACGCCGTATCCGTTCTCTCGCAGGCTGTCAGCGTTCTCTCGCAGGCGATGTCGGCGATGTCGACTGCTCTTTCGGATGCCATCTCCGTCGGGAACAATACCGCGAGCGTTCTTTCCGGCCTGATCTCGGTAGCCAGCGCCGCGGCGACTTCGGCTGACGCCCACGCGTCGGCTGCGAGTGCGGCCGTTTCGGTCCTCTCTTTGGCCGTATCCGTGGCAGCCGCCCAGGCGTCGACGGCATCCGCAGCCGCTACCAGCGTAGACGCCAGAGTAAACACCATCAGCCAGCAAGTCTCCGTTCTCTCGCAGGCGATGTCAGTAATTTCCGCCGGTCTCGGGACAGTGCAGATGAAGGTCGTCGGGAACGTGCAGGGCGTTTCGTCCACGGCGGCGACGGGCGTCAAGATCAGCGGCCTCAGTATCTCGGTCGCAGCCAATGGCGTTTATCAACTCGAAGCCAGAATCCTATTCAGCACGTCCGGCACTGCGAACTTCTACGGCTTCGGGATGTCGACTTCGGCGGCAACGTTCGGCCCGGTGGGCGGGATGTGGATGGCGGCAACGTCAATTATCAACAATACACTTACCTCCGCCGGACTCGTGGTTGGCAACTTCAATGCCGTGAACTCGCCGCAACTATCCGCGCTGGCCGGAACGACTGGCGTAGCGACGCAAGCAAAAATGGAGGGCGTTGCCGTTATCAGTTCGGCGGGCGGGACGATTCGCCTCAAGGCCCGCACCTCGGTTACCACCTTTACCTTAAACATCATGAAGGGCTCCTACTTCAGGGCCTACAAGATCGGATGATATGGCCGCACTCGCCGAAACTCCTATAGATATTTCCGTCCCGCAGAAGGTCACCTATTGCGTGGAGCCTTGGCTTAGAGACTTGCAGATCCAACTCGCCCTTCAGCGCGGTCTTCCCTACCTGGAACCATGCCCTGACAAACGAACTGATCCAGTAGCCATAGTCTGCTTCGGCCCGAGCCTCAATGATACGTGGGAGCAGTTGCGCGACTTCAAATACATCATCACTTGCTCGGGTGCCCATAAATTCCTAGTGGATCGCGGCGTCATCCCGACGTGGCACTGCGAGGTGGACCCTCGCCCACATAAAGTCCAGCTCATCGGGGCGCCGCACAAAGACGTCGAATATATCATCGCCGCAGCTTGCCATCCAAAGGTATTCGATCACCTCGCCGACTTCAAGGTGACGCTCTGGCACATATTCGACAATGCTGCGGAAGGCCAGCGGATTCTGCCTCCCGGAGCATGGGCGCTAACGGGCGGGTCGTCGGTCGGTCTTCGCGCAATGCACATCGCGCGGTTCATCGGATTTACTGACCTCCATATCTTTGGGATGGACGGCAACGAAGGCAAGACTGGGAAGCACGCAGACATTCATCCCAATCAGCCAAAGGGGTCTAGTCCCGTCGCTTACGAAGGACGAACGTTCAGGAGCACGCCAGCCTTGGCTGAATGCGCGCGGCAGACGTTCCATGAAATAGACGCACTGTCGGATGTAAAGGCCACCTTCTACGGGGAAGGGCTCGTTCAGGAGATGGCTAAGAACTACACCCGGAAAACTGTCGGCAAGAAAAGCGACATCGCTTTTTCCAAGCCGCATTTGATAAGCGCGGAATACATCGAAATGAACCGGCGCTTGCACCAGGAGGAGCCGACATACGGGATCAACGCCGCTAAGTACGTCGATGTCGTTCGCAAACTATCGGAAGCGCTCAAGACAACCTCGATCCTGGATTATGGCTGCGGAAAAGGGATGCTTGGCCAAGGCCTACCCTTCCCGATCTGGGAGTACGACCCCGCGATCCCAGGCAAGGAGCAAACCCCGAAGCCGGCCGACATCGTGTGTTGTCTCGATGTCCTGGAGCACATCGAGCCGGAGCGTTTAGACTTCGTGCTCGACGACCTTCGCCGATGCGTGAAGCAGGTTGGGTTCTTTGTGATCTCGCAAGGCGCGGCAAAGAAGCAATATCCCAACGGCAAGAACACGCATCTGATTCAGGAAGGCACTGGCTGGTGGCGCAAGCGTCTCGAACGGTTCTTTAAGATCGGCAGCATCAAAAGCATCCTGATCGCCCCTAAAGAAACGGCATGGGATCACGTCGATCATTGCGAATTGCAGGTGATGGTGGGACCCAAGCCGGTAAGCCAGAAGGCAATAAGGCGCTGGCATGTGCTCGAATTTCTCGCCAAGAAACACGGCTGGACGAAAGGCGTCGAGGTCGGGGTGAAGGAAGGCTTCACCCTGCTGCATCTTCTCGGGACGTGCCCCAATCTCCACATGACCGGCGTCGACCTATTCGAGCCGCGTCCTGGTCTCGAATCGGAAGGCGGCGAGTCTCACATTGACTCGCAACTACCGGAGCACGAGGCACGTTTACGCAAGATGCTCGCCGAGCAATACCCAGAGCGCAGCCGACTGATAAAGGGCGCATCGATCGAGACCGCAGCGCAGTTCGAAGATGGCTCGCTCGATATGGTTTTTATCGATGCTGACCACCGAGAGGAAGCGGTCCTCGCCGACATCGCGGCATGGCGTCCGAAGATCCGACCGGGCGGTATGCTCACCGGCCACGACGCACAAGACAAGTTCCCCGGCGTACTCGCGGCGATTAACGCGGCGTGTCCTGGCTGGAAGCAGTATGACGATTCCGTTTGGAGTTTCCAACTATGAAAAACAGTACCAACGATCTTTCGCAACAACCAGCAGTTATTTCAACTTCAAAGGAGATAACTGTTGCGTCTGTAGATAACATGGTTCCCGGTTCCCGTGCGCGAAAGAGAACCGGGGGAACTCATCAGCGTTGGCTGGCGAAGCGGCGGAAGGCTGGCCGAGCCAGCGCAAAGGCGCATTCCATGTTTGCGATTTCCTACAAGCGGTTAGGGGTTTCAACTCTGGGCCTCATGTTGGTGGCTACGATGTGGGGTGTTCCGCCCACCGCTAAAATAAAAAACCTCACATGCACTTCGCCATTAATAATCGCCTATCCGCCATTTCCTGGGCAGACTGGAGTCTGTACCCTAACTTTAACCAAGGCCGCACCCGCCGGCGGGATGTCCTTTAATATTACGGCTCCGGGGGCAACTGTTTCAGCAATCGTAACGGTTCCGCAGGGCGCGACTTCAACCCAGTTTCAGATCATCGGCTAGGAGAAATGAATGGCGCGACAAATCATCATCCTTGAAAACCAAATCCCAGGACGTGGCGCGACGGACCCGATTTCCTATCGCTATGCCTTCTGGTTGTCGGTTCCTACGGCCCGACAACCATTTGTCGCCAATGCCACGGCTGCGAGCAATGTGAAGGACGCAACAGCGGGAGAACTTTCCGCGATTCAGTCAGGCGCGATTAAAGAACTGGTCGGCGTTTTTTCCGCGGCTCCCGGAACCACTATTGGGCAACTCGAAAGTTATCTTGCCGCCCAATTTGCAGCCGCTCAGTCTGCCTTTAATTCATCCTCTCAGAATCCGTGGGATCACTATGGAACGACCTGGGACGGAACAACCTGGACCCTGGTAACGGTGGCTTAATATGGCGCAAGTAATCACATCTCAACTCTATGGAACCAAGACGAACTTCACAATCACCGCGAGCAGCTTGGCTGCCTCGGCGACCGTCGGACGCCAAGCTACCGTCATCGACAACACGGTAAATAATGCGCTTGACGCCCAAGTTCAGGGAACATTGACCGTCGGCAGCGTTAGCGGGAATCAGCAGATTTTATTTTTCGTTGCTGGCAGTTTTGATGGGGGCACCACCTACTCCCTCGGGAATGGGGCAAACGTGATCGGCGCCTCCGATGCCGCCTTTACGCGGGTCGATCCATCGGGTAAGGCGCCTGCATATGTGCTTCCGGTTACGACATCGAGCGTCGCCTATACGTTCGACTTCTCGGTCGCTCAGATGTTCGGCGGCTCCATGCCCGACCACTGGACGATCTGCGTGTTCAACGATTCGGGCGCATCGTTGACTGCGTTCAGTGCTTGGTACAAAGAGATCAGAGCGCAAAGCAACTAAGCCGAAGATGTCTATTATTTTATATCCCAAACGGAGCAATGGGAAGCCCTGTTCGGGTGCTCAACTGAACCGTGGGCATAATTTAGCCGCCAATTTAGTTGGGTGCTGGTTGTTTAACGAGCAGGGCGGAGCATTGTATGATCTGGTCGGCGGGGGGGATGCTTACTTAACCGGATCATATTCCAGGGTCGCAAGCCCAGACAATTCGGCGGTTCTATTCGATGGCAGCAGCGGCATCGCGAGCATTCCTCGCCACTCTCCATTTATATTCGGCGTGAAAGATTTCACGCTTGAGGTTATTTTTATTTCACAATCGACGGCGACCGGGTCCTGGATAGCCAAGGACGGCCCTTCTAGCCGAGGATGGTTATTTCGGACGGCTGGATCGGCAGTATCATTCACGCCCATCTTGGGCGGCACTAGCCTGACGGGAATAGCCGCGCTCTCGGCGGGGAAAAGATATCACGTTGTCGTGACGCGAACCTCTAGCGGACTAACGAGCTATATAAACGGAAAATTCGACAAGTTTCAGAGTGGCGGCGCTACTGACTTTACGGCAGCGACGGCGGACTTGACGATTGGAGGAAACGCCAATCTCGACAGCTATGTAAACTCCTCTATTTCTCTCGCTAGGGTTTGGAATGGGCGGGCTCTGCGGCCCTCTGAGATAAGTCAATTGTATTCCGATCCCTATTGCCTTGTGCAGCCACAATCGCCGCAAGATCGGTACTGGCAGAGCGTTACCATAACCCCTCGAAAGTTTTTTCTCCTAACCAATGTCCGCAGACCTTAGTGTCATCTGCTGGCGTTGGGGCACACGCTACGGCGTCGAGTGCGTAAACCGCTTGCGCTCCATGCTGGCGCGGCATCTGCACATCGAGCACCGGTTGTTCTGCATCACAGACGATCCCAGCGGCCTAGATTACGGCATTACGGCGATCCCGATCTGGCCCGCGAACGGCTTAGGCCGCTGCCGGAGATTACGAATCTTCGATGAATCCATGCGCGGGATTTTTGGCGACCGGATGTTGCAACTCGACATCGATTGCGTGATCGTGAACGACATCACGCCGCTGGTGGATCGGCAAGACCCGTTTGTGATCTGGCGATCGGTGCCTGAGTTGAAATACCTTCGCAGCAAATCGGTCCTGAAGCCGAACCCGGAGAACGGGCTTGGCGCATACAACACTTCGATGGTCCTGATGAACACCGGAATCCTGCCGGGGATTTGGCCGGACTATCTCGCGGACCAAGCGGGAGTCGAGGAGGCCGCCAAGAAGGCGGGCCTCTGGACTTCGCTATTCAGGACGGTTCCAGGCAAGCCCACGACAGTTGAGTCGCTGAAACCTGGCGACGACGACCAAGCCGTTATTTCGCTCTACGCCCGCAAGCTCGATCCGCCAACTTGGCTAGAGCGCGACGGGATCTACAAAGTTGGCCGCCGCGGATTCGCCGACAGGTCGAAGCTACCGGACAACGCGCGGATTGTGTTCTTCAACGGAAGCATCAAAGGGAATCAGCCTGGGGAGCAAGCGCCGGAGTGGGTGCGCGAACATTGGCGCTAGTTCTCGATGTGGATGGAGCGCGACGGATGGCGATGGTCTAGATGCTCGGGGCCTTTTCGTCCGCCCAGCCAGTACCACGTTCCACGGCAATCCCGGCGACACCTGCAAGCACAGCGCGCCAAGGCGTGCAGCGCCCACGCCGTCGGATAAATAAATAAGCTGAGTTTCGCGAACGATCTCACAAACGCCTTAAATTCTGGCGTCTCTTTCCATTTCTCTCTCCATCTCATGCTCCAAATATACCTTGGTTACGATTCCCGCGAGCCACTTGCTTACCACGTTCTTGCTCACTCGATCATGCAGCGCGCCAGCCGTCCTGTCAGCATAACGCCGCTGATCCAGCCGCAACTTCGGGCGTGCGGACTCTATACCCGCGAGCGCGGCGCAACGGAATCGACCGAGTTTTCGCTGACGCGGTTCCTGGTGCCGCATCTGTCTGGCTATGAGGGCACGTCGCTATTCCTCGATTCGGATATGCTGTGTCTCGCGGACATCTGCGATTTGGAGTTCGAAGTCGCCAAGGCACGAATCGCCGGCCATCGGACGGAGCAAGTAGGGAGCGTCAAGAATGGGCACATCTACGTGCCCAATCTCGTGGAGCGCCACGAGTCGCCTGCCGTCTGGGTCTGCAAGCACGATTACACGCCGCTGTCCGGCGACAAGTTCCTCGGCCAACAGCAAACTGCGTATCCCCGCAAGAACTGGTCGAGCCTCATGCTGTTCGATAACGCGAAGTGCAAGGCACTCACGCCGCAATACGTGAACACGGCCAGCGGGCTCGACCTCCACCGCTTCAACTGGGTGCCGGATGAGCAGGTTGGCTGCTTGCCGCTCGAATGGAACTGGTTAATCGGAGAATATCCGGCGCGGCCGGACGCTAATTGCTATCACTATACCCGCGGAGGGCCGTGGTTCGCCGAATACGCCGGGTCCGACCATGCCGACCTGTGGTTCGCTGAGCGAGATGCGATGATGGGCGCAAATGCCAACATACATTCTCACTGAGGACGGCCTTAACCTAACCACCGAGCTCGGCGATCTGCTCATCATTGAGCGGGCCGACGGCATCGACGTGGATACAACTTCGGTGCGTTCGCTGAGCACGCGGCGCACGGTGACATCGCTCTCGCCAGCGTTAACCGTTGGATCACTCACTGGCTCGCGGACAGTCCTGCACATCGCATAAGGGGGAATCATGGCGCAAGAAGAACTGGTTGAAGGCTGGACCGATCCAATCACGCAGCAGCTATTGAACGACGGCGCGGCTGTCAATTTGGCGGGCTGCTCCGTGGCGCTCCTGCTCTATGATGCCAACGGCCGCGCGATTTCCCACACCGGAAGCGCAACAATCCTAGAGGCGGCGACCGGCAAAGTGAAGTTCGAACCCGGCGCCAGCGACTTGGTTGCGTCCAAGTCCCCGCTGCGAGTGCGCTGGAAGGTCACCGATGGCGCGGATGAGGTTTCCTACTTCCCGAACGCTTCGGCCGACGTCTGGATCGTGCGCAAGCCCTAGTCACTTCAGCGCTAGCGCCATGTTCTCCAGAATCGTGCTCTCTAGTAATCCATTGCTCTGAAACGCCATCCAGCCGCTATCACCGAAACTCTCGCGCGGATTCTTGTAGCCTGAGTATTCCATCTGCACGGTCACTGTGCATGACCCGCCCCCATCCACCGCCGTTAATGTCCCGCCGTTCACCCTGAACAGCGAGTACATCCCGCCCGGCCTGCCCTGCTTCAATGTCACCTGATCCATTGAGCGCGTGAGCGCCAGCAGCGAGCCGCGCTGGTCGCCTCGCGTATAGCGGAGCCGCATGAACCCGCCGGCGCGATCGCTCGATTCCGGCACCAGGGCGTTCTTGGCGATGACTGGTACTATCCGCGCCCATACCGCATCACAGGACACCGGGTAGGTTTTGGTGTTCGGATACGTCGGTTCCGGCTTCTTGTCGGCGAGTAGGTTGCCAACCGCGAGCGCCGCGATGCAAAAGCTGCGTTTCATGTTTCCTCCTGAATCATTGTTCTGAATTCAGAACATTTCACGTACCAGGTACTGCCTTAAGTCCGACTTGGTGGTATATTTTCACGCCACCCCGACCACTCATGTGCCATGTTTGCGCGACTGAGGCGCTCGCGATTCGATAGCCTCGACGAAGTTCTCAAGGTTGACAGTGATTCCCGCCGCGTCTTTCTTCGTTCCCTCGTTTAGGATGAACTCCAGCATTTTAAGTTCGGCATCATGCCTTCTCTTTCGCCCCGTGGGGGCAGAAACGGCCTCTTGAGATCCGGCCGTAAGCGCACGCCGCCACAGCTCGTCGAGAAGGACCCAAATAGGCGTTGCCTTAGGCTCCTGATTCCCAGACCGCAATTGATCGTCTTCCCGGCGCCTCTGCTCAGCCAGAAGCCACAGATGGAGATCTTTGGAAAGTCTAACCGGACCTTTTTTCTTTTTCTTTTCAGTCGCTTCTGTCATTTAGGCCTAAAAAGTGTAGTCAGGTAGTTGACTACGTGTAGCCAAGTAGTCCATAATCGTCCCACATGGACAGAGACACGGTAACACAGTCAGAAAGCGAGATGGTGAAGACCACTGTCTCCATTGACCCGGACCTTCTGGAACGGGCCAAGATCGCAGCGATTGTTCATAAGACTTCGTTGCAGAAACTGTGTGCCGAAGGTCTTGAGATTCGCCTGAAGCAACTGGAGAAACAAGGACGGTAGCGATGGAACGCAAACCAGTTTTGGTTTCCATGGTTCGAAGCAGTAATGTGCTACGGATGCCGCCTCCGGTCAACGGCGACAAGCCCGATCCTCCTGATCCTGTTGCAAATATGAGTTGCCGCCCCTGCCAGAAGATGCTGGATTCGTTCAGAAATCAGATCCTCAGCGCGGTACGTGCGCGCCGGAGCCATCGCAGCATCGCAGCACAGTACGGTGTTTCCATTTACGACATTTGGGAGATCGTAGCGGACGAGTTGGTTGAGAGACGAGAGCGGAGGGAAGCTGCATGAAAAACAGGAAGCACAAAGATGTCGAACTTGGCTGCACCGCTAAAGACAAGGTGACTGGATTCACCGGTATTGTGGTCGCGCGATACCAAGAGTTTTGTCCAGAGTATGGCGTCGGGGAGTATGGCTACTACTTACAATCTACACAACTCCGTGACGGGAAGCCGGGAGAAAAGCAATATTTCTCGGATAGCCGGGTTGAGTATGTAGATCGCGGGTTGATGCTCTCCGATTCAGCGATGCGCAAATTGAAAGGTGCAGCATGACCTTCCTAATCAACGATCTCGCCCTGCTGACAATCATCGCCCTGGCGGATCACTACCGTTCCAAGTTGCAAATGCGGCACCGACAGTTCACTGAGGCGCTGAAAAGGTGGGTGGGGTAATGACCGAACTGAGGCGCTGGATATCTCGCGGCGATAACTATCACTGGGATCACCCGGACGGTTCATTTATCGAATTGGAGGGTTGCGCACTGTCTCCTAGTAATGCGGATCGATATGTGTTGTACAACGGCGATTGCGCGCGGCTCGCCTCCGTTAGGACGCTTTCCGCTGCCGTGGTCAAGCACCAAGAACTCGCGGAGGTGAGCGCATGAACTGGCTCGAAGGCTTGCTGACAATGGTGCTGGTATTAACTTTGTTCTGGGGCTTTACGAGGCCGACGCGATGATCGACCCCTTCGTGGAGCAAATTTTGCAGGATGCCCGAGAGGACGGCAACGGCAGCGTGATCGCGGTCCTGGTGCTGATCGCGTTCTTTGTGGTTTGCGGCATTGCGTTTTGGGTGGCGAGCGGAGGGCGCGGGTGAGATCGGCAACCAAGCTGAAGATCGGAAAAGATCCCGATTACGTCGCGTGGCTGCATGACAAGCCCTGCGTGTGTTGCTGGCTCGCGTGGTTTCGCATGGGCAACCTGCGCGAAAAACTGAACTGGGTCGAGGAGTATCTGTGGTGGGCCGGAGATCGAGCATTCGATCAACGCAGTAAGACTGAGGCCGCGCATGTTGCCGAGTACGAGCGCATGGCTGCCGGCTGCACGAAGCACGCGCTTGAACTTGAACGATACAGGATGGCGCACTTCGGATGACCCCATCCCGCCGCTTCAACCTCGGCCCCGACCGCTCCGGTAAAACCGTCGAGCGTTACATCGGCGTATTCATGGACCGCATGGAAGGCGCGGAGATGAGCTTCAAGGCGAAATCTGATCGCGCAGCAGCAAGGATCGCCGCCAGCTATCAAGTCCAACGCCGTGGAGCCTTCGAGTACCAAGCCTGCACGCTGGTTGGGCTGCTTAAATTTACTGACGGCTACTACTGGCGCGGCCTGGACAAGTCGCTGATCGAACGCCACTCGCCATTTATGCGCCAGTGTGCCGGGTGCCTGCAACGCAAGCCGAAGGCGTGGATGAAAGAGATAGCTGGCGAGTTGTTCTGCCGACTCTGCTTTCGCGGCCATGAATTCTTGAGCGTGGAGCTGGGGCCGCTTGTCCCGATCTACACGGAGTCTGAGATTGAGGTGGTCGCGTGAAATCCAGCACGATACTGACGCTCACAATCAAGCTCGACACCGCGAATCCGCGCGGCAGGAAGTTACTGAACGGCATCGCCGGAGCGATTGTCAAGGAACTGAGCCACAAAGAGCGCGCGGAGTTGACCAAACAACTTGAGGCCGAACGAAAGAGGATCGGGCGAAAGGTCAATGAGGGCAAGCGCAACGCCCAACGCCGAAGGGCAGGCAAGGCGCGCAGCAAGCGGAGAGTTTACAGCGAAGAAATGGGAGTGAAATGAACGAAAAAAAAATACTGGTCTCGAAAGCCGCGCTGATTACCATCCTGAAGTTGGCAGCTCCCGGTGCGCCAATTGACGAATCGGTCGCTGGCAGCGTGTTTGACTTGCTGGCGGATAGCCCGAATTACGTCGAGAAGCCGAAGCGTACCCGCAAGAGCAAGGGGGCGACTGCCTAAATGTCTACCGCACTCGAAACCGTCAAGCCCGGCGAATTAGAACCGCAAGGCGAAGCCCGCAGCTTCCTGGATATGATCTCCCAGGCCGCTCGCGATCCCAACGTCCAGGTGGAGAAACTAGAACGCCTGATGGCCATGAAGGAGCGTTTCGACAAGACGCAGGCCGAGATTGCATTCTCGCTGGCAATGGCGCGACTCCAGCCGAAACTACCGCGCATTGAGAAGCATGGGCGCGTGATCGTTCAGAACGTCACTCGCAGCACCTACGCCAAGATCGAGGACATCGACGCGGTTATCCGCCCGCTCTACTCCGAGGAGGGATTCTCGATCTCCTGGAACACGCGAGCCGCGAATGGCCCAGCGACAACTGTTATCGGTGTCTTGCGGCACACTGGCGGCCACTCGGAATCATACGAGATCACGCTGGCGAACGACACTTCCGGCAGCAAGAACGCCACCCAGGGAAGCGGCTCGACCTTCCAGTACGGCAAGCGGTATCTGCTGTGCGGGATGTTCAACCTGATAACCATAGACGAGGATAACGACGGCCAAGGCGATGCGCTGACCGAGAAGCAGGCACGCGAGATAGAGGACTGGATTCAGCATGTCGGGCTGAACGAAGCGGGCAAAAAGAAGTTTCTCTCGCTGCTGAATGTTTCGACCGTTGGCGAAATCACCCAAGCCAATTTCTCGGTAGCCATGAACTTCCTTCGCGCCAAGGAACACAAGTGATTATCCACGACTGTGTTCAAGGAACCTCGAAGTGGAGGCAACTCCGCATTGGTATGCCTACCGCCTCGGAGTTCGGGCGCATAGTCACGCCTGGGGGCAAGAAGAACGAGCCGAAGCCGAGCGACAGCCAAGAGCCATACATGCGCGAACTGCTAGCCGAACTCATCATGGGCCGCCCGCTCGAAGGGACGTCGATGCCCTGGATGGAGCGCGGCCATCTGCTAGAAGAACAGGCAGCAGACTTCTACGGCTTCATCAAGGACGTTGAGCCGGAGGTCGTGGGGTTCGTAACGAATGATGAGCAGACCATCGGCGCCAGCCCGGATCGATTCATCGGCAAGGACGGAATGCTGGAGATCAAGTGTCCGAAGCCGGAAGTGCACGTTTCGTACTTCCTGTTTTCGGACATCGAACTGAAGTACAAGCCTCAGCTGCAGGGCCAGCTTTACGTGACCGGACGCCAGTGGGTTGACATCTGTTCGTTTCATCCAGAAATGCCGCCGGCCATCGTGCGCGTGACGCGGGATGAGGACTTTATAAAGTTGCTCGATGTGGAGTTGCAGAAGTTTGTGGCGCGGCTAGCGGAGAAGCGCGCCGAACTGGATGCGCGCGGCCTACTGGCAAAGCCAGAAGTGGAGCGTGACCACAGCGGCGATTTCCTGAGCGATGCAGACGCGGAAATGATTGTGGCCGACCGATTCCCGGTATCGGCCTAGAGTTTCCGGGGCACTTCCTTGTGAAGCGGGTTCGTCCTCCGTCCCGCGTGCCCCGGTTTTGTTTTGAGGATGGCTGGCGGCTAAAGGAGAAGCGATGCAAAAAGACAAAAAAGGTAATCCATTTTCGACGCTCTTCGAACTCCTGGAGGATCTACTTACGGCCCATATCGACAATTCTCGATTGGACAAGATCATCGAGCAGAGCGCCGCGCTGCTCCAGGGGCAGGCCGATTCGAAAGCCGCACAGGAAACCATAGTCGCCCAACAGGCCATCATCCAGGCCGACATATTGTCCATCAAAGCATTCCTGGGCGTTCCCGACGTGCGCATTGGCGCAACTCAAGAGCAGGTCGATGCTCTCGGCGCTCGCCTACAGGGCGATGTCAAATCTGCTGAGCAGTTTGATGAAACGATTCCGAAGTAGTAAACCCCACAGAACAAGGAGCACCACCCATGACCATAGATGAAGTTAACGCCCAGGCTGATCTTCTCGAAGCGGCCCAGGTAAAAGCGTTTGCCGACGCAGGTAAGTACATCGCCGATCTCAAGGCCCAGGTTGCGTCCGGCGTGCCCGTGACCCAGGCGCAGCTCGATGCGCTCGGCGATCACCTGAAGTCCCTGACAACGGCGACGACAGAATTCGATATCAACAACACCGAGCCGGTAGCCGAGATTCCGCCTCCTACCGCCTAAATTTCGTTAGTTCCTGGCTCGGGATTGAGAGCACGTCCGGCTTGTTTCGCTGGTTTCTGTTCAGCGCCGAGATTGAAAGGCTCGGCCCTGAACGGTTCCGTTTGGCAGAGCGTCTCCTCCGATCGCTACTGCATCAATTCACAGACGGGACCGTTGAGGGATTGGCTGATTGTTGGATCGGCAAGTTAGGGGATTGTTTCGGGTGAAATATGACACATCTTGTAGTTAAAGAGGGCACGCTCGTTTATCGTTGGTTCGCTTGGTCGCTAGATGTCATTGAGCGATTCAGCGTGCGCGAGGACAACGAAACACCACCCGACTATTTGGCAACAGGCACGAATCTCTGCCACATGATGCGTGTGCTTTTAGTTTGGGTGCCGCTAATCTTTTTGATTGAAACCGTCGGCGTTCTCGCGTCGCTATACCTTTTGTTCGTATGGCCGATCAAGCGCGTGGGGTTGGAGTCTTTCATCTTCGACCTGTGCATAAGATTGGGCGTTGTCGGAATAGTCTCCCTAATAGTTTGGATATCCACCTGGCCGCGCGTTGTGGTTACGGAGACCGTCCAGCAAGGCATTCGTCTCACTGCTCTCTTTGGCGAGATGATCTTGGCTCAAAAGCGAAAAATTTGCCCGTTCGTAATGTTCGACCGCAAGGAGCAGGCATGAAGCGGTTGATTATCGCTGGTCCGTGGTGGATCTTGGTCGCCATTGTTGTTGGCGCGTGCTGCGCTTTGACTGAGTGCCGCTATGAGAACGTAACAGCATGGGAAGGGAATTGTTCGCCTAATCAAGTAAGCACTGATACTCAAGGCCAAATATATCTTTCTCTGTCATGCCCTGGATTTCAATACTCGCGGTGGCCATTTTCCACCAGCGGCCCCATGGTGTCCAAAATGGCGGAGCATACCCTACCGCAATCGTTTTGGTGCAAGGTCACGCGCTCTGGTGATTCCACTTGCATCTTGCCGGAGCAATCGGAGAAGCGATGAACGCCCACAACACCGCCAAAGTCAGAGAACTAATCGAGAGTGCCCACAACCCGCACGAAGCCTGCGGGGAGATGTGGGAGCAGGCATGCCGAACGGCATTGTACTGGATGGGGAGCAGCGGTCACTACCAGCGTCAGGCGACGCTTCACCAGCGGCGCTCGCGGATCTGGGCGGCTGTGGCGGTGGGGCTGAGTGGGCTTGTGCTGGCTCTGGCGGTGTCCAGATGAGTGAAACGAAGCACACCCCCGGCCCATGGACAGCTAGCGCCGACCATTTAATAACAGTCGGGACCTGTCTGCTTGGCTGGCAGATATGGGGCGCAAAGCGAATCTGCCTCACTGAGCGACAGAATGTAGGACTTGAACAGGAAGCGGCCAACGCCCGCCTGATCGCAGCCGCGCCTGACCATGCCATTGTGGCGCGTTTATTGATCCAGGGCAAAGCTCGCTGGGAACCGTACACCAGCGAATTCTGCCTTAACGGGATGCGCTACAGCACATCGCTGGATGAGTTCGGAGTCCCGGTTCTGCATTCGGTGCTTAGATCGGCCATCGCCCGAGCCGAGGAGCGTTCATGATCCCCGGCTCCATCCTAATAATGCTCACCTGCTTAGCGGTTCTGGCCCTGATAGAGCCCAACTTCATGAAGTGGCTCTGTGCGCGGATGCTCGGCTGGGCACAGGCGTTCGAGGAGTTCAAGAAGGACCGGCGGGACGCCACCGCCTATTGGGACAAGAAGTTAGGCGTGCAGAGCGGACAGTTGGTGCGCGAGGAGAGGGAAGCGTGAGCAACGTCCATATCTACGTCGCTTCCTCCCAACCAGCCACGCGGTTCAAGGTTGACGTAGGATCTGTCAAACCATTCTGGGTGAAACGAGCAGCACGGTCTCTGGTTGGTTGCTGGTGCTGCCGTAAACGGCGATGGGCGAAGCATGTTCGCGTCCAGGTCTACTACGACAGCATCCGCTATTGGTGCGCGCCGGGGCATGGGTGCAAAGCATGACAGCCACGCCGGGACGCTACACGCCCACCGAAGTCGCCGCCATGATGCGAATTCCAAAGCAGGGCCGCGTCCGCAATGTGGCACCGAGGACGGATAGAACTTACAACGGAATCGTTTACCACAGCAAGGCGGAGGCGCTGTACGCATTTGGGCTGGACGCGCTGAAGTCGGCGGGGGAGATCAAGGGTTGGGTGCGACAGGTTCCGTTTCCACTCCAAGTAAATGGCAAGCTGATCTGCAAGTTCGTGGTGGATTTCGTCGTTGCCGAGCATGAGCATGATGTGATCCACGAGGTTAAGGGATGGCAGAGCCCCGAGTACAAACTGCAACTTAAATTATTCAAGGCACTATATCCAGACATGCCATACAAGTTGGTGAGAGCATGACTCGCGACCCCATATTCTCCGATCTGGACCTCATGATAGCGCTGGGCTGGGGATCCGTCCCGCAACCGCTAATACCCGAGAACTGGCGCGACATACCGCGCGAAGTTCGCGAGCACGATCTAGCGCGAGTGCGGGCGGAAGAGTTGACTACGGAGAAAGAGCGAATCGCAGCGATCGAGCGGAGCAATGACCTAGTGTATCTGTCGCTGGCGGAGCAGGTGATGGCTAACAACCAAGCACGGCGGAAGCGCGGACGACCGAGGGTCAAGGTTAGCGAGGCGTGGCTGCAACTGGTAGCGGACAGGCAGAAACGACGGAGGAGATGCGCGTGAAAGCTATTTCCTGGACAGAGGCAATAGATATTCAGCAGAAGGCAAATGTCAGGGACAATCGGCCCGTCGATAGCCAACCCATAGCCGCAAACGCGGACCCTTTTACATCGCACCTCGCTGGATTGGAAATCACCACCAGCGGTCAACGCACCTCAGAGAAGCGCAGAGTGCTCGAAGCGCTGAAACTGGAGCCTCTGTACATTACGTCGGCGGAGCTCGCGATCCGCACCGGCTTAGACCGTCATCTGGTAGCGCGGCGTCTGCCCGATCTGGCCGAGGATGGGTTGGTGGAGCGCTGTGCGGCGCGGAACTGCTCTGTTACGGGGCGGAAGGCGATCACATGGAGGGCGGCGCGGTGAAACAAATCCACTCGCCGGCGTTTGTGCAAAGTGCCAGAAACAAAGCTAGTATCAATGTTCGAGAAGTCGGAAATGGCACGCCGCCGCGGGCAACGCAAAGGGCATCTTCGCAAGCAAGGCGACCACTGGTATCTCACATACCGGGTGGACTCCCGGCTATTGGATTTTTCGACCGGCAAAGCGAAGCGAGAGCGCATAACGGTTCAGATCGGGGATGCGAAGGGTCCGAACCGAATCGACAAGCGCGAAGCACAGCGGATTGCGTGGGACGAATATCTCTCGCGCCTGGACCAAGTGAGCATCCGTCCGGGCTCCGCAATGACGGTTCTGGAGTTTGTGAACCGCCGCTGGCGCCCGGACGTTCTGGAGCACCTAAAGCCCAGCGGGAAGCTGTTCTACGAGACGCAGCTTCGCAATCACGTACTCCCCTTTATCGGCCAGAAGT